ATGAACGATTTAGAATACAAAATCCTTAACTCACAATCTAAAAAGATTTACATTAATAAAAACCTATACTTATATATAGGTAAGACAAAAAAGACTTGGTATATTAAAAGCAATAACACTTCTAAAGCTATAGGAGAGTATCCAAGTATGTCTTTAGATTTAGCTACTAAGATATCCTTAGGTAAAATATTACCTAAAACTTTAAAAGAGCTTATAATTGAATTTCTTAATTACAAAAAGCCATTTATATCTCTTAATACATATAAAAGATATAATGTACTTCACAATAAAATAAAACTTACATCTCCTTTATACTACTCTTATATATTAGATATAACTCCTTTAGATTTAATTCAATACTACAAATCGTTAAACCATTATGAATATATAAAACGAATACATACTTTACTTAAACTAGCTTATGATTATGCTATCCTTAATTCTTATATAGAAATTAATCCATGTTATAATATACCTATATCTATGATTCTACCTAAACCAAAAACAATTCATATGAAATATAGTATAGATAAAGAATTTATAGATAGACTACTATCTTTTATATCTAGAAGAAGAGATAAGCTTAAAGTAGCTTATACATTATTATTACTATTAGCTCTTAGAGTAAATACCTTATCACAATTAAAACTATCAATGTTTGATTTTAAAAGAAATTTATTAATAATTCCAGCTGAGATAATGAAAACAAATATAGACCATATATTACCTATTAATGAATATATCTCAAATTTAGTTAAAGAGTATGTATCTAAACATAATATTACTGAATATCTATTTCCAGCTCAAACAAACCCATATAAACATATACACCCTAATATATTTTTAGTTATGCTTAGAAAAGATGGATTTAGTAAAGATGAGACTACAGTTCATGGATTTAGATCTATGTTATCTACTATATGTAATGATAATGAGATAGACCCTATAGGGATAGAATGGTATCTAGCTCACTATAACTCTTCTTCAGTATCTAGAGCTTATAATCACTCACAAGGATTATCTAGAAAGAGAAAAGTTCTTGATTTTTGGTTTGATTATTTGTTTAACTAAGGACTAATGTTAGTCCTTAGTTTTAATTTATTATATTCTAGAGTAAGCTCCTTTTATTAAGTCGTATCCTGTTGGTGACAGACTCCTATATAGATTTGTAAATGGATCACTTACTAGCTCTCCTAAATTCTTTGTAAAGATATTTCCATCAAATATATCAGCAAAATCCATATTAAACAGAGCTTGTAAGCCTACAACAAGACCTGCTGATACAGGTCTATCACTAGCTAACATAGCCATAACTTTTTGAGAAACTAGATAGTATCTAGTAAAGAATAAGAATCCATAGTCATTAGCAAATTTAACTGTTTTATTTACAGGTAAATCATAGTTGATAAACTCATCTGATACTTTCTCTAAAGCTTCTTTCTTACTCATTTTATTATCTCTCATATAGTGTTTATATAAAGCATACCTAGCTACAAAGTCTCCCATTTGAACAAGCTTAGTAAGATTTTTACCTATTACAGTTCTATCAGTTACAAAAGCCCAATCATAACCTTTTTGCATCCATTCTCTTACATTTTCAGGTATATTCTCATTTTCAACAGTATATTTTCTTACTTGTCTAGCAGTCCAAGAGTTATCTTTATCATCTAGATTTATATCTTCAAATGTTTGGATAGTACTAAATAATCCAAATTCCATCATATCTCTAATAGGATTTCTTTCTAACTCTCTTTTTAGATTCTCTATCTCTACATCTCTTACATCTCCACCTGCTTTTTTCTTAGCTTCAAGTTTTTTAAGCTCTTTAGTATCTTTTAGATATTTATTTAATAACCTACCACCTTCGATCTGATCTTTAACTATTGAAGTAATAGGAACTCCTCTTATAAGCAAAGTTATACCATTAGATACAAAGTTATTATAAATAGTACTACCAAATCTAAGTACTATCTCCATCTTAGCTAACTTAGCTACTTGTCTAGCTACATCCATACTAGCTAGTAGAACCTTTTTATAAGGTACATCTTTTTCTCTATAGTGAGCAGTATTTCTATAATCCATATCCCTTTGACCAAAGAAGTTAAGCATAGTAGAAGCTCTTACCATTATCTTACCATTAAATTTCTCTTCTAAGTAATTCTTAAAAGATGGTTCTAACATCTTATATATCTCTCTGATATATGGATCTTTACTCTCAAAAGACATCTCCACAAAGTGAAACTGTCTCTCTGCATAGTTTGCTTCAGCATAATCTTTATACAATTCATCAGCAACTCTCTCATTTAATTTTTGAGCTTCATATTTAGCAACTGTTCTAGCAGACATATGGCTTAGAGATTTAGTTAAGCTTGTATCTAGACCTAGCAGATCTTTTTTAGTCTTCTTACTCATTAGATAAGCAAAGTCTCTTAGGTCTCCATGTTCATCAAATATTGGAACCATAATATTCTCAGAATCTTTTTTATCTTTATAATTTGCTGGAGAGTAGTTAGGACTCATAAGCTTTCTAGCTGCTAGTGAGCTATTCTTAGTTAGATCTACTATACTATCATACCACTCTTGTTCTACTGTACGAGCGTCAGCTCCTTTAAGTATCTTATCATTATAGATATCAGATAACTTAGAACCTCTACCAGTATGTCCTAAGTAACTTACTGCTTGTTGGTTAAACGAAGCAGTAGAAGGTATGAAATCATTTATGTATATAGCTCTTTCTTCACTATTATCATCTGAACTTTTTCTTAATGGTTCTTTAGATACTCTTCTAAATCCTTGAGATTTTAAAAGACTCTCCTCTGATACTGGAGCTATCTTTATATCTATATAATCTTCTACTACATCATATCTATACCCTTTCATCATCAATGCTGGATTACCACCAAAGTTTTTCTCTAAAGACTCTGCTTTATTAGTTCTATGGTAATTCATCATAGCTTCCATACCTTTTGGTTCAGTACGAAGTTTATCTACTATTAGATCTTTAACATCTGATTCTAAATACTCTAAAGCTGCTAAAGTAACATACTTATCAATAGCTGATACTACCTTTTTATTAGGTTTAAGATTTGCTCCAGTGCCTACTGCCATAGCTATCATAGTAGGATTTTTTACACCTATAGCTCCTTCTACCTCATTTCTATAAGATTGGTAATTCATAAAGTAAGCTAAAGAGTTTGATTGATTAGTTATATATCTCTTATAATCATCTTTAGAGTACTTACCTACTCTATTTTTAAAGTTATTATCTACTTCTTTTAGCATATCAGAGTAAGCTTTCTTTTTATAACTCTCAATGTTATTTAATATATCAGGTAACTCATCTATAGAGTAATGGTCTAATAAACTAGATAGATCAGTATCTAACATACCTTCACCTAGAACTTGATTTTCAGCTAGAGTAAGTGGAGTATTGAAATACTCTTCTAAAGCTTCAGTATTATTTTTTATCTCACTAACTCTATTAGCATCAAGTAGATTTCTTTGTCTAGATAAATATTCTGCTTTTCTTTTTACATCACTCATTTGTGATAATTCAGATACTACATATTGTGTAACACCATTGTAGTGAAAACCAAAATCATGAGCTACTGATAGAGCAGCTTGAGCAGTTTTATCTCCAACAACATCACTAGCTAATATAGCTACTAATCCTCTTATCTCCTCCCATCTAGAGTTATACTTTCTTCTTCTAGATTTAGGAACACTTACTAACTTAACTCCCTTAGATTTGACATAATCTTTTAACTTATTCAGTTTCTCAGAAGTTACCTCATCAACTTTATCTAAACCTGATGATAGACTATTAGCAACTGTGGTTAATGTATCAGCAGCTTCTAAAGTATTATAAGCCATCTCTTTATCAATCTTATACTCAGCTTTAGAGTTAGCAGTAGCTATCTTAGTAGCTAGAGCTATCATAGCTTTTTGCATATTATCATTATCTTGATATTTTCTATATATACTATTAAAGAATGTATTAAACATCTTCATAGCTTTAGCTACAACTCTTTCTCCAAAGGTCATACCATCATAGTTAGGATCACTTTTGACTTCAATATCTTTTAAACTATTCCATACAGCTTCATTACTTAAAGCTATAGCTATAAACTCAGACAATCCTTCTATAGTATTATTCTCAAAGTGCCATATTATTCTATTAGCTACTTCTAAATCTTTAGATGGTATTCCTGAGTTTATATGTTTAGCTAACTTGCTAGGAGTCATTACAGATAGATATCTTTTGTGTAGCATAGAAAGCTCTCTAGTTAATGGATTACCACCAGCTTGAGCTTTAATTACATAGTATGTAATAGCGTGTAGTAACTCATGTCCATAAGTCTCTTCTAGACTAGCTGTACCTGTAAAGTTACCTTTACTAAGAGGGATACCTTCTTTAATCAAAATCTCTCTAAGGTTTGTTAGATACTCTCCTTCATTATGTCCTTTACCTTTAGATTTAAAGTATTTAACTTTAACACCATTTACTGCTTCACTAGCTAAAGATGATAATTCAGATAGTACTCCTTTTAGATGGTTACTAAACTCTTTAGACATAGCTCTACCATTAGCTTCATCTATATTTCTCATCTGTTCTTGAGTAGTAGATACCTTATCAGTAGTTAAATCTATTTGAGATACAAACTCATCCATACTAGTATCACCAACTTTAGTATTATCTACATTCTCAAATGATTTAAGAACTTCTTTGTTTATCTTATCAAAGATAGAATCTTCCCCTACAATATCTTTAAATAAGTTTTTTAGATATGTTTCTCTATGGGTGTTTAAATACTCATCTACATTGAAATCTGTCTCTAATTTATTTTTAAAAGCTTCTGCAAAAGCATCAAATTCGTCTCTAGCCTTCTTGCTAAGGCTTGTTAAATTTGTTTTCTTCTCAAATCCTGACTTAAGGATATTATTTATCGTATTTATTTTGTTTTTAACATCCTCTACTCTATTTGTTGTATTCTCTTTTGCTTTGTTTGGATTATTACTCTCTTCCCTTATTCCTTTTTTAGTGTTAGGTTCTAGTAGTTTTTCTAAAGCAGAAGCTAATCTTTTTATTACAGCCATATCTCCTTGATACTCTGTATTAGGTTCAGGTTCTTTAGTAGATTTTGTATCAGGCTCTTTACTCTCTTTTATTTCGTTATTTTTTGTAGGAGAATTTGAACTAGAAGAGTTATTTTCTTCTGCTTTTTCTTCTATTTCTTCTTCTTTTACTTCTTCTACTATTTCATTATCTGAAGCTACTCTACCTTCATCGTTATCTAGAAATTTATCTCTACCAGTATCCATATCTCTACTAGGTGTTAAGCTAAAAGCTCCTTGACCTAAGTTTTTAACATGTCTAGTAAGATTATTAGCTATCTCTTTAGCTCCTACATCTTTTAAATTTCCTCTTATATTTTCAATTTTATTATATATAAGTTTTTGTAGTTCTTTAATTTCTGCCTTGAACTTTTCAATAGTGCCGTTAGGTATATGTTTTGTATTATTAGGGATTCTATTATCATAAATAGAGTTTAACATATCCTCTATAGAAGAAAGCTTATCAGCAATATCAGGCTCAGTAATATCTAGCATTAGATTCTTTAAGATATACTCTTTAGGGTCTTGTCCTTTCTTAATATTATCTTTTACTAATTCTAATAAATCTTTTCCTCTTTCAGGATTAATCTTAGCTTTATCACTTTCGTGTCCATTTTGCATATTAGAAGCTACTGTTGTTAAATTTTTTACTACAGCTTTATTTACTTCAGATATTGTATATTTCGTATGCATTATAGCAGCTAAGCCTTTAGCATACATTACTAAAATGTCTTTAGGTGATACTGTTTCATCAGATTCATTAGATTTTTTATAATCTTTTATACCTTTATTTATACCGTTAGTGATTTTATCAGATAGTACAGTATTAAAGATACCTTTATCTATTTCACTCATATCTCTAGCAGCTTTAGCAGCTAAAGCAACTTGTTCATATAGTTGTGATGATGATAAAGCTTCATTAACTTGACTTCTATTATACAGAGATATTATTGATGCTTTAGAAGATCCATCACTAGAGTGTCTTAGTATAGCATCAAAGATATCGTTTATATCTAATTGACCACCATTTCTATCAGCACTTTCTCCCATAACTTCTGCCATATCAGTACCATCTTTTTGCTGAGTCATTATAGCTGTAGGGGTAGCTCCTACACTACTAAATACAATACTAGTGGCATCGTGTTTTATAGAAAAAGGAGGTGTAAGTTGTTTATACACACGCTTTCCATTCTTCACTTCACCTGTATCTACACTGACTTCAGGATAGTATATATCTAAACCATCAGTAGAAACACTCACTTCATCCATATTTGCCATAGATATTCTACCTACATGTCTAGCTTCTTTATTCTCCCCAAATCTCTCTTTAGAATCTACAGTAATAGATGGGAAATCTTTTCTAAGAGTTTCAAGTATCTCTTTATGTTCTTTTATAGTAAGTAGATATGTAGGGATAGGAGTATCCTCTGTAACTTCATCTACACCTTTTCCTCTTTCCTTTAATTTCTCATTAGCTAACATATCATACTTTTGAGTTAAGATTATTTGGAATAAGTTATGGACACTATTAATAGTGTTATTTACAGATTCATACCCAGGTAAAATAGTATCTCTACTCTCTTTTACACCTTGTCTAGTTACTACTTCCATATGAGAGTTTATAAAATCGTATAAAGACATAGTCTTACCATCGATAGTAACTTTTGCTACTCCAATACCATCAGCATTATTTAGTACAAAGGTTTTAAGATTATCAAGATTATCGTTCTTGAGTTTTTGCTCTACTCCATTATAATCCCTATATGTAATAGTAAAGTCTGTAGAATGAGATATAACAGTTAAAGAAGTAAAAATACTTTTTACTACACCCCATTCAGGACTATATTTGAATCCTTCATTTTCAACTCTTCTTAGTACCCAATCACCAAAATTATCAACTACAAATGTAGTAAGACTTCTAATATTAGATGTAAGCCCAGAACCATAACTAGATGGAATAACTATATATTTATTTAGTTTTCTAGCATCTTTAGATACACTTGATACTATATTAGAATCCTCATCTACAAATGTTAAATCATTTATATTAGACATTGCTAAGCTGAAAATTTTTACACTATCTTTTAAAGCTTTGGTTTTCTGTCTATACTCAGCCCTAGTTTCTGTATCTAAGTTAGAACTATTAGGATTAATTCGAAATTTATTTATCATATTCATAAAAAGATCTTGAACATCTAATATCTCTTTCTTCCCTTCTAGATATGCTTTATCTTCAGGTTTAAGCTTAGTTCCTCCTTCCATTAAACCTCTTAGTTTTAACCCTTTTTCATCAATATTGTGCCCTAAAAGTTCAGTAGTAGATTTAAAAGCTTTACTAGTTACAATAGCGAATTCTTCATATGTATCCCAAGCTTTATCAGGATTAGCTTTCTTATCATCAGTAGTGGCTTTAGCACTAAACTTCTCAGGCATTACCTTCTCTTTTAATTCCCCAAAGAAAGATATCCCAGTAGAAAGTAGTGTCTTAATTGTCTTAGGAGATACAAAGAATGTTAAACCTTTAAGAGCTATACCATTATTAATACCATCAACTTCTTCAACTATGTTATGTCTAAATTCAGTTAGATTAGGATTTTTTCCTTTCTCTGCAAGAAATTTCTCTATATTAAATAAAGCATTTAAAGCATGACCTATTTCTTCAATCTCTAACTTAGTACCATCCCCTAGCTCTATATGTCCTTTATTACTTAAAGCTTTAATTACTTTATCTTTTAATCCCTCAGTATTTACAATAGCTTTACCTACATTTACAGCTCCAGTTTCTTTATCTGTCTTATAACCAAAAGCTTGAGCTATAGCTATATAAGTAGAATTACTTAGGTTACCATCATCATTTAATTTCTCTGTTTTAGTTTGTGTCTTTAGAGTAACTAAGAATCTATGTAGTTTATTACTTTGTGGATTTACTGTAGCACTTTGTAACCATAATCTTCCAGAGCTAAATGTTTTATTAAAGTATATACCCTTTGTAGCTGCAGATCCATCATTTAGTAAATCTTTTAAATGATTTATACTATTTTCTACTTGAAGATTTTTACCTAATATACTATCTATATCAGAATATTTTATTCCAGTTTCACCATACAGTATTGTAGGAGTTACACCTTCTTTTAATTTTCTATCATCATCTACATAGTTAGACAAATCTATATATCCTAAAAATTCTTTTAACTCTTTTTCATTACCTTCTATAAACTCTTTTACATCTTTATGATTCTCTACTACAAATGGAGTGTTTAAGAAAGCATTTATAGCTTTATACATCTTCTTAGTTAAAGCAAATACACCTTGTTTAGTCTTTACAAATTCCCTCACATTAAAAGGTTCTGTAGAGTATGTACTCTCATAATCACTTTTATCTAATTTAAAATCTTCTTCTAACTCTCTTATAAATGAGATAGCTGTAGATAAATTTCCTAAACCTTCTTTAGTATATACATTATTTAGATTTAAGATTACTCTTTTATGACTAGTGTTTTCATCTTTCCAATTATTATAGAGATTACTGTACTTTACATCTTTAACTACTACCAATTTTAAATGGTTTAAATTCATTACAGCTGCTATACCTAATTCTTGATATATTCTATTAGCATCTGATAAAGTAGCTTTTGATTCATCTACTTCTAAACCTACATCAGAGAGTATTTTCTTACCTACATCTTTAGCTAAAGTTGATAAAGGTATTCCTCTAAGTAAGAAATCTAAATCTTTTGAAGGGATTTCTCTCATACTTTTAAGATTAGGAGATACTTCTTTTAAATCTTTATAATTAGTATAAGAAAATCTATAATCAGTTAATGCTTCTAAAGCTCTAATAGTAGCTGAGAATTTAACATTATCATTTAAAAATAAAGTAGAAGTATTGTTTATATTCTTATAATTTATATCCTTAGACATTAAAAAGTTAGTTGTGCTTAAAGCACCAAAGTAAGTTAAGAAAGGATTTATATCTAACTTTTCTTTAAACCCAAATGTTGAGCTTAAAGCAGTATTAATTCTCTCTTTTATTTCTTTTACTTTAGTATCGTTTTTAGTATCGTTTAGATCTCCTAATAAAGATTTAGGATTATCTTTAGGTTTAAGGATTTCATTTAAATTTAAAAGTCTGCTACTTAGTTCATTTTGTTCGTTACTTTTGTTTATTTTATTTTTTAGCCCATTTATTGCTAAGCTTATTACTCCTTTGGCTTTATTTACAATACGATCTATAATCGATTTATCGTTATTTTCTTGTGTATCAATATCTGAATTTTCAAATGTACTATCCATCTCTACACCAGCAGTAAGACCATAGAAATCTTTTACATTATTTATATTGTTTGTATTTTTAGAAGTACTACTGGTATGTACATTAACATCAGTATCAGTATCTTTACTACTGTCCTTAGTTCCATTTCCCACTCTACTATTACTAAAAGTATTAAAATCTTTTCCTTCTTTAACTGTATAACCTCTATTTTTTAATTCATTTTGTACCCAACCTTCACCATTTTTATTCCAATCTCTATTAGCATTTGAAGTGGTATCCATAATAATTTGCCCACCAGCCTCAAGTACTTTAATAGCAGTATCTAATGCTCTTTGTCTATTCTCTTCAATATTTTTTCTATTACCACCATTAACAGATACAAATGCTTTTGTATTTTTATCTGGGTTTATATTTTCATTAACTGCTATCCCAGCTTTCTCAGCGTCCTTCATATAAGTATATGTACTTGAATTTACTACTCCGTATCCTATATAAGCATTAGCTTCATTAGCTTTTAACTGGTCTTTAATGGCATGTTGTGTTTTTTGTGTTAAAGTAAATCTACGATTTTGATTACCTTGACTATTTTCTTTTCCACCACTAGATTCTATAGTAGATTTACCACCTCCTTGCTTAGGTATAATTTGTTTTTCTACATCTTTTTTAGGAGTATCTTGTTTAACTTCTTGTTTAGGTTGTGTAGTAGTTTGAGTATCCTTTTTAGCTGTTACTTCTTCATTATTTGTAGTAGTGTTGTTATTAGTAGTACTACCCATTTTACTACTACTTGGATCTATTAGATCTAAAGCAGCTTTGATAGCTCCACCTTCTCTTTCTACTTCCTTTCGTATATTTTTAAACAAATCTTCTATACTAACCTTATTATTTGGTTTAGTAGAGAATACATGTTCTCCAGACGCAATAGATGCGAATTCTCTTACAGCGTTCATTAAACTTTTTTTATCATCTATATAATTCTGCTTAGGATTATTTAAAGCTTTAATTAGCTCCTTAGCTCTTTTAGCAATACTTCCTGAAATACTTTCTGAATCCACTTCTTCTGAAGTAGTGTTTTCTTCTACTGGTGTTAAGGTTTTAAGGTAGCTGATTATTTTGTCTCTACCTCTATAAACTTTTACTTCCTTAAATACTTTATCTATTTCACCACTTGCATCTATATTTTTTGGTACTGTATATATAGCTTCACCAGCTTTATTTTCTTTTAGATCTTTAAGGATATAAGTTAATAATCCATATTTAGCTCTATGGCTATTTAACCACCATTTTAAAGATGCTCTATCATCTCTTATAGTCTTTCCATTCTTGTCGAATTCTTTCTCTTCGTTTTGTCTTTGAGCTATCCTTTTAAGCATAGGAGCTAAACCTTCTTTTACCTCTCCAGTTGATGCCTTAGTTCCAGTTAGCATTGTACTAAGAGATGTATTTAATATTTGATTTCTACTCTTTTGAAATTCATCATTTTTATCTATTGGCTCACTTAAAACATCTATAGTTTTATTTATTTTAGATAATAAATCTTGCACTGTTACAACAGCTGATCCTTTAGAATTGTCCCCATTCTTTTCATCAAATTCTTCAGCTAACTCCTCTATACCAGTTAGCTCACTAATAAACTTAGAAGCTTTTTTAAGATTATTCAATTGTTCTTGAGTATATTCTTTAACTGCTGCTTTTTGACCTTGCTTAATAGCAGCATTAATCATATTTTCATAACTACTCAACTTATCTCCCTCACCTTCGTTTTGGGTAGAAATATCGGAAGTTCCTCTTATAGCTCTAGCAAGTAACTGTTTTACTTGATCTGGATTAGTTAACATTTGTCTAGCTACATAGTAATCTAAAGCAGAATTATTCTCCATTTTCTTTTTAAACTCTGCTAGAGTACTTATAACTCCATCAGTATCTATATTAGGATCAGTTTTTATTATAGAGTCTATATGTTCATTTACTGCTTGTTCAGTTCTTTCTATAGATTCATATATTATCTCTTGTGAAGGTATCTCTCTACCATCTTTTTGTATATTGTTAAGGAAACCACTAGCTCCTAAAGAGAATACTTCATTTAGTAAAGGTATGTTTTTATTTACATTTAAAGGAGAATTTTCTGAAGTATATTCAGGATTGCTTTCCCAATCATTTAAACTTACTTGAGATAGATTATGGAATATATTATTCCTTAGTTCTGCTTCTTCTTTAGGGAGCTTAGCTAATGGATTGTCTGTTTCTCTTGTTTGATGAACATTACCTTTAGAGTCAGTTGTCTCTTTTATTGATGAAGAGAACATATCTTTAATATTTAAAGTTTTAGACAATTTTGCAGCGTTTTGTTTAGTAGTCTCAAAGATTTCTCTCTCTTTAGCTTTATTAGCTACATAACTTATAGGAGCTGTAACTGCTCTAAGTCCTCCACCAAGAGTAGCTCCACCTATAGCTCCTAGTACTGCTGATTCTTTAAGGTCTTGAAGATTCTCTTCTTTAGATTTATTCCACCAATCTTCATTAGCTACCTTTTTAAATGATTCTTGACCTACTTCAGATATAGCTTCCATAGTAGCCATAGAACCTAATGCTACTGCAGGTCTAGCAGCTAATCCAGCTCCTTTATATAACCATTTACCAGGAGCTAAAGCATAGTTATCTACAAACTCATCTATACTTTGTTTAGCTTTAGTTTTATTAATAGCATCAAATACAGACCTAGTAGGAGACTTAACCACACCAGCAGCATGTTTTAACATCATTAGTTCAGGTACAGCAAAGGCTGCTTGACCTGCAGCTCCAATGATATCTAAAGCATCTGTAGTATTAGCTACTCCTTGAATTTGGTTAGCAGATTTACCTAGCTTTTTACCTTGTTCTTCTTTATTTCCTTCAGCTAGGTAAGTAGCTCCAAGAGCTGCTAAACCTCTAGCAGTACCTACACCAGGTACAGCCATAAGAGCTGTCTCAGCTACACTAGGAGTAAGATCTAAAGCAAAGCTACCAGTTAAAGCTAGGTTAGATAGTAATCCTTCATTCTCATATGAGTCCATTAAAGTATCATAATCTATTAAATGTTGTGAGTTTATCTTAGCTCTTTGTTTATCAAGAGGAGAAGTTATCCAATTAGCAAACTTACTAAACCCATTATGCTCAGCTTGTTCTTTAGCAAATATCTCATCATAACTTTTATCTGTATCAGATAGTAGATATTTACCAGCAGAATTCATATGGTTAGCTGCATAATCCAGTATAAGCCCTGTACCTTGAGGTATTCCAGCAGCTAACCTAAGTCCCATATCTTTCCACTTAGCTGAAAGACTATAGTCAGCTATATAAGTAGATTTATCTCTGTTTAAAGGGTTATCTTCTTGAACAGTAGAAGAGAACATATCTGCATACATATTCATTTTTGCATTATCAAAAAACTCTTTGTTTTGTCTAATATCTTTAACTTGTTTTATATTGTTAAAAAAACTAAAGATATCCTTAGACCCAACTACTTTAGCTAGAGCTAATCCTTCTTGTATTTCTAGATCCCTATCAATCTCATCAAGAAAAGCAGAAGAGTCAGATAAGTTTTTAGCTTTATTAATAGCTTTTTGAGTGATTGTCTCAAATTTTTTTGTAACATTGTTCATACCATTAAATCCTTTAATTAAAAATAGATATAAATATAACTAAAATATTATAGCATTAATATCACAAAATTTTTAAGAAAAGAATTTAAATATTTTAGATATTATTCTTTATTTCAAACATTGAAAGGGAAATATGTTTAGATTTGTAACTATAGATTTACATCATACAGCTTCAGAAATAATAACTATGTCTTGGATAAACACAGCATATTTTTTTATATTTTTATTAGTTTATTTTCTTGTATCTTTATGGATATCTTTTAGTTTATCTCAGGGTTCTAATGTATTAAAAAGAAATACTTATCTAGCTATTTCATTAGGTACGACTCCTTTAGGGGCTATTTTATTTTTTATACTGATAAAATTCTTTTATTTTTTAAAACAGTATCTTAGAAAAGAACTTGTATTGTTTAAAAAATTTAAAGAAGAAAATAGTTCAAAAACTTTAAACTCAAGGATCTATTTAAAAGAATTTTATCTTAGCTTTATATTTCAAATTTCTAAACTATCCAAAGGATTTAAACTATTAAATAACAAGATAGTTATAGCTCTATTCTATGTAAGTTTTATATCTCAAATAGTTTATATTTTAAATGATATATGGTATGTATTTTATATGCTTTTATGGTGGGGAATCTTATTTTAAATTTTCACACCTTCCTAGTATTATCATATTTACTATCATTAAACACTGGAGAACTCATCTCTACATCTGAAGCTAAGAACAGAGATTGAGCTAAATACTCTTGATCCATTAAAGAGTAGAAGTTATCAAAATCCTCATCTCCTCCTGAACTAGTTTTACCTATTCCACCTAAAGGATTAACTCTAGAATCAACTTCTTTCTCCCAGTTCTCCTCCATCTCTTTTAGTTCATTTTGCATACCTTTTATCTTAGCTTCTAAGCTACTACCATACATATTTAGAGCTAGATTTACAGCTAAAGATATATATGTCATTGGAGATGTTAGAGCTGAAGTTATTGCTGATCCTATACCTCCACTACTTCCACCAGCACTCCACCCTATAGCAGCTCCACTTGCTGCTGCAGCTCCTACCATAGTCATCCACTCAATATCTAAGAGTACTCCTGCTATAGCTACTACTGTCCCTGTAGCTATTATAGCTACACCAACTGGAGGAAAGAAATAAGCTATTACAGCTCCGACAATCTGTATAACAGGAGCTACAAATTTAACCCAACCTTTTTGTACTTTGACTCTCTCTTTATATCTAGTCTTTATTAGTAATGAACTATTATAAGCTACAAATTTACCTCTATAAGGGATAGAGTTCCATAATCTAATAGGCATAGGTAGTCTAGGATGGATATTAGCTCCTACAAATCCATCTTGCATACTACCTTTATTTTCCCAGTCTATTTGTGTTCTATTATCATCATTAGCATTATCCCAAAATGCTTCACCCCTAGCTCTTAAACCTTTAATAGTATCTATATGCTCATATGGGTTTAGAGAATTCTCAGTAGGATAAATACTAGAGATATAAGTACCTTCTCCACTATGGGAATCCCAGTTATCACCACCAGTAGTAAAATTATAATGATATTTAAACTCTGCTTGATATACATTTTGTGTCTCTGTTACTGTTCTATTAAAGTAAAGTTTATGGATAGGAGCGTCGATTGGTCTTCCACCCAAATCGACAGTACTACTACTACTACCTAACTCTATTTCGAATTCAAAATACTTCTCAAGAATTTGTAAAGCTCCAGGAGAACTAGGAGATTTAAAATCTCTTAACTCAGCTTTAGCATGTCCAAAATAAAAATCAAATCTCTCTTTATTTAAATAGTTAAATACAGCATCACCAGCAGTCAGTCCTAGTCCTATACCAGTAGCTGTCCCACTACTAGCTATGCCTCTATAAAAAAACGAGTAATCAAGAATATATTCAAAATATCCATCTTTACCATCACTAGTTACTAAGTGTAGTAAAACATTTCTATTTGAAATTTGTTGAGAGAAGAAGCATACTTCAGGAGGTTTAGTATCTCTATATCTTTTTTGAATATTTATATTTAAGAATTGTCCATGCTGACCTTTACCATCTCCACCACCACCATCATATCTGACATAGCTTACATTATTAGGTACTCTTACACTTACAAATCCCATACCACCTTCAGCTGGTACTCCAGCTATACTACAAAAGTACTTCATCACTCCTTTTAAAAATAACTGCCACTCTTTCTTTCTTCTTATGTTTTTATTTTTAAAAGGGAATAGATCTAAGAACAGTCCTATCTCAGCATTTACTACTTTACTATTACCAGCTATACCATCTAGTATCTTCTCTTCTCTATTTTTCTTTTTATAAGGTATCTCTTCATAACCTAATCTTTGTCTTATCAATCTTGTATATCTGGCTTCTTTCTCGTCTAAGTGAATACCTTTTAAAGCTACAGGTGGAGAGAATTCAATTTTCTTATTTAATATGGTAAAAAATCTATTATCACTCATTAGTATCTTAACTACTCTACCATTTTGTAACTCTACTAATCTAAAGTCAGCTCCATCTAATATCTCTAAGATACCTGATATATAATCAGGTAAAGATATTGTAAAGTTATTTACAAATGTTTTAGTGTATGTATCATATCCTCTACTTTCACGAATAGTACAAACTTCACAGAGATAGGTTACTTGAAAATCATACAATCCTCCACCTAGGTAACTATATTGTAAATCTAAATAGTGTAATAAAGTATAATGAGTAGCATTATAATAGTAGTCAAGGTAAAACTCTGCTCCAAGGCCTATACCAACAACAGAAGGAGGACCTCCTTGTAAAAACCCATTTTTTTCAATGAAATTTATTTTTGAAGCATTTCTCTCTCCACCTATACCTGTTCTAAAAGCTCTTATGGCTGGTTCATTTTTCTTTTTAATTTCAGCTTTAACTTCTTTATCTATATAAGGTAAAAAGTGATCAAAGAATTCATCTAAGTCTTTTACCTTTCCTCCAGTCTCTTGCTGAAGATATCTATCCATTATATCTGTATGGATACTATTTTCTATAGTTACTACAGGACTCCCAAACTCTTTTTCTATTTTCTTTGTATCTAATGTTTTTAAATTTCCTGTCTCATTTTTAGCAAAGGTTCTAAGTCTTCTACTCATTCCTATATGATGTATCTCTCTTAGTTTTTTAAGATTAGCTTCAAAGCTATCTTTACTACTAGCTCCATTAAATTTATTATTCAATAGAGTCTTTAGAGCTGTAACCTCTAAAGAATACATATTATTATCTTCTCTATTTATCTTAATAGTCTTATCGTATCTATCAACTACAGTAGGAACATATAGGTCAAAGTACCAATCTACATGTTTATTAGAACCCATTTATAACCTTATTTCTTTTTATATTTAGGGTGAGAAGGAAACCTAGTAGCTAGTGAATTATAAGTCTCTGTTAGGTTAGATCTATTTAGTGGTCCTAAAGCATTATCACCATCACCTAGATCAACCATACCTGAACTAAATATCATAGAGAAGGCATCAAATTGAGTCTGTAACAATTTAATACCTATATTATCATCATAACCGTCTATTTGTCTTTGAGCTACAGCTTCTTCCATATCAGCTTTTCTATTCTTGATACAAAACTCAGTAACATTAGCATTGTCTTTCATATCTAAATCTCTTTGTTTTAAAGCTAAGTCTTTACTTAGTTGTATCCAAGCCATAGATTGAACTGAAGCTATCTGCAACATCTGAATATAAGCAGAAGCAAAATCACTACCTAATATCCTACCATTATCAAATTGGATCTCTATATTCTTACCTAGTACATTTATAAATGTATCTAAAATAGCACTCCCTTCCCACTCAAAAAACTGATTTTTCTTGACCTTCTTACCATTAGTAAGGTCTTTTATATTCATAGATATATCAGCTTGTTTAGTAGGAGTATATGTACAATTTACAGCCATAATCAATCCTCATATACTACTGAATACTTAGCTATCATCTTTACAGTCATATTACCACTACCTTTTGGATCTGGCACATGTACTTGAACTTTAGCTTCAGCTAGATTATCACATAAAGCTTGTTCTAACTCTATTGATGTATCTAGTGGAATTATCTTACCTAGTGAGAAATAAGCATTATCACAATTAGCATAAGCTGATGTAACTAGATGTGAGTCTCTAGGATCATTATAATGTACTATTACTCTTCTTAGTTTCTTAGCAGCTTTCTCTACTTCTTTAGCTACTTGTGCCATTGTAGGTACATTTGTTTTAACATTAACAGTCTCTACTTGTGGTTGTTCTACTTGTGTAGATTCTACTTGCTGAGTTACTTTTTTAGTTGCCATAGTTATCCTTTATATTTATATTAGTAATCCCCTAGAAAACTAGGGGAGAAATGTTTATGTATTAGCGACTAGCTAGTACAAGACCTTTTAGTAGTTTTTCTTCTTGAGTAATGATACTTGCATACCAGAAGTTATAACTAAAGAATCCTTTAGTTCCAAATGGGTTGCTATGTTCTACTTGAGATGGAGACTTAGCATGGAATACAATCTTATTATGACCTTTTAGACCAACAGTAGCAAAGCTACCTTTAGTTGGATATAGGATTGGGAATACATCAAATTTAGCTCCATTACCAATCTCACCTGTATAACTAAGCTCACCTACATAACCAGTAGGAACATCTGTACCTTTACCACGATATACCATAGCTGTCTCGCTTAGTACAAAGCGAGTGTCATGCATTTGACCAATCTCATTCTCAGCTAGGTTAGAGCTTGAAGCATATTTATAAGCAGGGATAAATACAAACTCTTTTTCCATATCTTTACCACGAGTTAGTAGATCTAGGTCAAATTTAATCTCAGGACCTACAATAGCGTAGTAAGCTGAATTTACTGGAGAGCTACCTACTTTATTACTACCTGTAACGATACTTGTAGTTTTCTCAGCTCTGTTTCTTAGAAGTTTCATTTCACATCTTCTAATAAAATCATAACTAATTTTATACTCATGGTCTAATGTACCATCAGCAGTAATACCTACACCCATAGTAGCTAAGCTTGTAGCAGCTCCTGAGTACATTACTGTATTAGTTGATAGCATATCATTTTGTAGTAGATCTTCATATAGTAAGTTAGCATGTTGTCCTAACTCTTCTCTATATCTTACTTGAATATCATCATTACTAAAGATATCTGCTTCATCAGTATAAGTTAGCATTGCTCCATATCTATTTAGATTAGTTTTAAGGTTGATCTTTTTAAGATTTACTAGCTCACCACTATCAGCTCCTTCAGCTAGTCTTAAAGTAGCAAAACCACCACTTACATCTTCTAGATTTCTACTAGCTATAAAACCATATTTAGCAAACTCTGGACCAGCTACATCTCTATCATAGTGTCTAAACCATCTTGATACAACATATTCTTTACCATACTTTGTAGGCATCTCTCTTTTATCAGCAAATTGTTGATAAACATTGATAGCATTAGCTGCTTCAATACCAGCTCTATCATAGTACTTTAGATATACATTCTCACCATGAGTAGAGTTATTACCTGCTTTATACTCATGTCTCTCACCAGCTGCTGCTAGTACCTTACCTGTAAAACCTTTACTTTTTAAAATTTCAAACATTAATTAACCACCTTTTTTAATATTGTCTTTGAAGCTTACTTCTCCAAGCATGATAATCCTCATCACTTAGCTCTTCATCTAAATAGTCAATAACTGTTTTTTTATCAGCTCTAGCTGATGGCAATGAAGCTGCTAATTTATTATCTCTATTAATTGGAGTAGTAGCTTTTATTTGTTGTTGAGATTTGATCTGATTTTGAGTATTTACATTTTTTAAATACTCACTACCTGCTTCCATGTAGTATTTTAGAAATGGTTGAGAATAACCATCTATCATAGCTCTTTTCTCAGCATATGGTAGTACTTGATCAAATAAACCTGATTTAATATCTTGATGTAATCCTGCTAACATAGCAGGGTTATTATTAATAGCTGTTTTAGAATTCTCATCTAGTTTAGAGTATATATCTGAAGTTCGGCTAAATTCAGAATCTTTAGATATATCAGCAATCATCTCTTTCATATCTAATTGTGATTCATGTACTCTATACTCTGTAGGAGTGTAATCACTACTATCAGGTATATCATATACATCTATCTTACTATCACTTACTATTTTTGCTATAGCCTCTTTATTACCTTTTTTCAAATCTATTAAAAGATTAATATCTTCTGCTGATAATCCATTTTGTTCCATAGCAGCTATCATTGTTCTATATGGTTTAAGAGCTGTTGTTTTCTTTACATAATCCATACCTTTTGAAGCCATCTGTTTTAGCTCATCGATACTCATATCATACTCTTTACCATTAGCTTTAATAGTATAAATATCATTGTTTTTTACAGATTCCTGTGAAGCTTCCTCACTAGCCTCGATTGGTTCTTCTGTGTTACTACTTTCATACTCTATACTGTTTTCATCTACTTCATCTTCCTTGACTACTTCTTCACTATTTTCATTACTTATTTCTTCTTCGGTTTGCATTTTGCCATTTGCCACCTCCTCTTCGTATTTTACTCTTTGAAATTCTTTTTCTAACTCTTCAGTACTCATATTATCATAATCCATATCTTACTCCTCTGTACTTACTGGGTTAGCTTTTTGATATCTAGCAGAAGCTCCTAAGGCTCTAATTGTCTCTAGATATTCACCAAATGTAGATACTGCTACAAGCATTTCAATTATATCTGTTCTTTTACCTTGAGCTTTGATTGTATGATTAGCTAACAAACTATTAGCTCTTAATACCTCATCTCTCATATATCCATCTAATATAACTTTTTGAAAATCTTTATTTTTCTCTAGGCGTTCTAATGCTTCAACCATCTTAATCTTTTCTTCTGTATCATTTTCTACAGATAGTAGTACATCGTGTTTATTCATTCTCTTCCTTTATATATGTTTATTCTTTGCTATGTTTTCTAAGAGTTTTAAATTCTCTTTATCCATATTAAATTTATGCTTTGCAGCTTCCATCTCTAAAGCATTTGCTTGTTTAGCTTTCTCATTTACTCCATAGAATTTTTGTAAATAGTCTAGATCAGTACTATCAGTATTAGATTCTATATTTGCTGCTTTTGCTAACTCTGTCTTAGTCTTAGCTTCTTTTAGTCTAGAGTCTATCTCAGCTCTACCACCTTTAGCTCTTTCGTTTTCTATTTGAGCTTCTAACATTTGTATTTGAAGTTCTTGTAATCTTTGAGCAAGTGGATCAGGCTGAGGCTCGTACTCTCTAATACTTTTAGCTAACTCAGGTTTTTTATATAAATCACAAATATCAGCTATAATCATCTTTCTAAGATTAGGATCTTCACTAGGTCCTATAGTTTGAAGTAAAAAGCTTAGCTCACTAGCAGTAGCTTTATTATCCTCACTTGTTGAAATAGCTAGATCAATATCTATTCTAGCTCCTAAATCATCTCTTTTAAGCCATATAAACTCCTCATTAGTTATTCTATATTGTGTCTCTTCATCTAAGAATTCAGCATCATAAGCTAACCATTTTCTTAGAATTGGTTTAACCATATTCTCAGCAATGTTTCTTACAATGTTTAATCTCCTAGCTGCAGCACTATCCATAATAGCAGTAGTAGCTGTAGCTGTACTACCTAATGAATTGCTATGCATACCTTGATAGAAATTCTTAACTCCAGTAATACTCTCAGCTTCAGCATTTAACATTTGAAGCATATTAAATGTTGAACTTGGAAACTCATTAAAGTGTCCATCATAGAAGTCATTAGGAGTACCATTAAACTCAAAGTTCTCACCATTTAAAAACTTAACTCTGTTATACTCATCTAAAGCTCCATTTCTTACACCCTTTTGACCATTATTGCTCATAGCCATATTATCTATAAGCCCTCTAATGATTGCTGTTTGAATCTTTTGAGTATCACTTAATAACTCAGCATTACTCTCACCATATAAGCTAAATGGTATTGAGTTAAATGGTACTACTATAAATGGTGGTTGCTTATCAGGGAATGGATTATCTCTTAGTTGAATTATTACATCATTAACCCATGTACATACAATAGCTTCAGCTTCTCCATCACCATCAATATCATAATTACCCCAGTACTCATGTACTACTACTTTCTTTCTAGCAATATCAGAGAATTCAAATGAACTATCATATCCTTCATCATCTCTAGTTTTAGATACATACTCACTATCTCTTAGAGTATGAGATACTTTATCTAAGTTCTTATATACTCCAGCTCTTTTTAAAGTAGTCATATCAGTCTCATATCTATAGATTACAAACTGACAATTATCCATATTATCTTGACAAGTAGGATCTATAAATATATCTTCATTTCTACATACCATAGCTGTAGGTCTATTACATACTGGTTTTAATCTCTCAATGATTCTAGGTACTTCTATGGTTTGTGGAATTGATTGTAGTTGTTCTTGCAAGGCTTGTAGTTGTTGTTCTAGATTAGAATATTCAGCCATCATCTGCTGAGTACCAGCTACTACTTGTGGATCTATTACTCCACTAGCTACAGCTTGATCTACACTTAGACCTTGCTGCTCAAGCATAGCTAAACTATTTTGAGACTCTTTTACCATAGGAGCTATCTGTTCTAGATTAGCTTGAATAGCCATAGCTTGTTCTTGTAACATTATAAAATCAGGATTAGGTTGTTCTTCAAATATCTGTTCTTTAATAACCTTTTCTTTATACTCCCAACCAGTTCTAATAACTACAGTACCTTCTTGATCTAAAACTTTAATAGCTTTATTCATAAAGTTAAATCTATCAAACTGTCTGCAAAACTGAGTATTTAATAATATCTCTATCTTAGGACTAACCTCTTTATCTTCCCAAGTTACTGGCTTAGCTCTAATGATATCTGGAGTAGATACAAATGGATCTACTAATCCAGCATGTTGCCATTCACTTTGTTTTTTAATTAGTCTATAAACAAATTTACTTCTATTCTTTTTCTCATTACCATAAAGCTCACCATTGTACTCTCTTCTCCAAGTATTAATCTTAGAATCATTTCTACTCTTTAATCTCTTAGAAGCTTCAAAGTCAGCTTTAAGATTTTTAAGTATCTCATTTTTATTAATCTTCACTTTTACTTTCTCTTGCGAGTTTAGTGGAGATTTATTAGTTTGAGGTAGTACATTATTAATCAAATCAGTTATCAAATATAATCCTTAAATTTACTTTAATCTAAAATTAAAACGGATTATATCATAAAAATTAAATAAAAGTGTAATAATTTAGTTTTTCATGAATTTAAAATACCTAAATGTTAAAGGAAAATGAAGTATAAATTTAGTAATATTATACTCTACTACAAATATTAATAACTTCTATAAAAAAGAAAGATGGGACTAGTTTTGTATGGTAAATGGAATAGAATTAAAAAAGAAATAAACAATAAAGAGAATAAAAGAATCAAAGTAGGAAAAATTTACTGGGTACATGTTGGTTACAATATAGGGTCTGAAGTTTATGGAAAAGGAAATAAATTTGTAAGACCTGTTTTAGTTGTAAAACAAATAAACAATATAGGATTATTCCTAGGAATACCACTTAGTTCAAGAAATAATAAATTATATTACGAATTTATAGATTCTAAAAATAAAGTACAATATGCAATGATGTTTCAGATTAGAACATTTAGTAGTAAAAGAGTAATAAACTTATATGGAGCTATAGATGATAAAAGTCTATTAGATATAAAAAACAAAATAAAAGACCTATATAATTTATAGGTCTAAAATACCCCAGCTACTAGGCTGGGTACTCTAAAGCATAAGCTTTGAGCTTGTTCTCTTTACAGAGCAAAATACTCTAGAATTTCACCTAGAGACAATTATATTTTAATATAAAATATAAGTATAATTATATAAGATATGTTCTTAATTTTTACTTATAAAGGAATAAACAATGGATGGTCAAACTTTAATACTAACAATAACTCTAATATTAGGAGCTTTTGTAGCTTATAAATTGCTAACTACAAAAGATAAATCAGAAGATATTAATAATCATAAATTACATCATAGTTAAAAGTCCAAGTCCCATTAAGGGACTCGGTTAATATCCGTAGATATTAAGATAAAGGTATTATAGCAGATTATTCTTTAATCCTATTTAAATTTACCATACCTTGTAACATCATTCCTAACTCTTTATACTTTTGAATATCATCTTTAGCTTTATTGATTTTTCAGAATAAATTATAATAAAAGCAAAAATTAATTGTCATTTTTATTTTTATTAATAAAAACAGATGAAAGGATATCAATATGCTCCAACAAACCTTTTTTAATTTGAGTTTCTGGAACTCTCATTGGATCTAATTGAACAATAATCCCTTCTTTTCTAGCGTGTTTAACAGCAGGGATAAAATCACTATCTGCTGTGATTAAAATTATTTTTTCTGCTTGGTGTTTATTTGCTAAAGTTGCAATATCAAGTCCTATTTTCATATCGACACCCTTTTGTTTAATATCTAAAACAAAATCTTCGTTTGTAAGCTCACAAATGTCTATTTCTTTGCGTAGAATTTTTTTAAATTTATCATAATCTCTAAATTTCCATTGAAACGAATTTTCATCGATTTCACCTAATCTTACAGCAAAATAAGGTTGCTTTCTTAGATGATTTAAAAGTTCGCTTCTAAATTTATATGTTGTGGTTTTGCTTAAGTTCTTAGATTTATCAGTTCTTTCTATAGGTGGCATAGGAACATTTTTATCTAATGGTTCGCAATCGTAAATATAAACTCTATACAAATAATCTTCATTTCTTCTAAGCGTTTCCCATACATAGGCTTTTAATCTCTTAGCCAATTCTTTAGCCTCCATTGTTTTAATACTCTTGTGAGTATTATATCTTTCAATAAAAAAAGAGAGATCTACAAGAACTGCAGTCTTTTTAGGCTGAATAATTGAAAATTCTATATTTGGATTACTTGAATTCATTGTTACGTAGTCCTAATTTACTAAATTGGAAGCACAAAGAGTCGTCAATTTAAAAATATGATGTTAAAAAGACCCCTCTATGTGCTAATGATAGTGAAATTATATCATAAAAAATTGATAAAAATCTTAAACAATAAATCAAAAATTTTAAAAAATAAGAAATATCAAATTAATATAAAGAACATAATAATGATCTTATCATTCCTAACCAATCTATCATCTTATACATTCAATGTTTTTCCTTTTATTTATTACCCATAGCTTCTAATTCTGCTAATTCATCTAAAACACCCATAATCTCATTTATTTTCTTAACATCATAATTGTTTCTAATAAATCCTGTATTTATTTTATTTCCGTATTGATCATATTGATATACTACATTATTAGAACCAAGATTGAATATATTAGGATTGTTTTTTACAGTACTATTTAATCCTAAATTTTTATATGCTCTTGCTTGTTTTAAAATACTAGGTAAAACATTACTACCAATAGGGCTAAATGTTTCACTAAATGGTAATATACTCGATATCATCACCTCTACATCTTCAAAATTATCAGGAGTACTAAATAGTTCTACAAACTCTTTATACCCATCAACTCCTCTATCAGTTAATATTTTATTTAAATCCTTTAAAGGTATAGAGTGTAAAAAGGCACTAGCATTCGCTCTAGACTCTCCATCCCAAGTTTTTATTTTATCAAGAATAACATTAGCGTTTGGTAGAGAATTTATAAATTTAGTATCGCCTTTATATTCCTCTTTAATACTATTATATCTCTGTTTTATAGAAGATAGCTTATCTGTTTGAATTTTATTTGTAGCTTTTTCAAATTCTTGATCATATACTTGTTTTGCTTTACTATATACGACTGATATATTATTTACTCTTTGCATCTTTTGAGGGTCATTAATAAAATCTTCCTTACTTATTCCAAAATGAATAGCACCATCTTCTATCATTTTATTTTGAAACTCTTCTAAACTTAAATTAGACCTAATACCATTTCCTATCCTTTTACCTGTTTTAGGAGGAATTCTAGGATTGCTATAAAAAGTATTATATTCCTCCAGCACCTTCTTTCTAAAATTGTTTCCTTGCCTATTATTTATAACAAACTCTTGAATATCTGCATACTCTTGAATATGAGGAGCATAGAGATCTTTTAACTCCTTTGCCTCCATCTTTGCTACAGCTTGTTCCATAGGTACATCACTATTCATTTTCTTAGAAATTTTAGTGATATTCTCTAACAAATTTCCCTTTATATATAAATTTGGATCATACTTACTAGGATTGTTTTTTATATCCTCTAAAGACTCTCTTATATTTAAATTATAATTCATAACATCTCCATATACTCTATTAAGTTCATCTGTGTATGCTTTTAAACTAAAGTAGAATATACCTGCATACACAGATACCAGTAAAGTAATAAATATAATAATATTTTTAAGTATATTCTTGTTCAATGTTTTTTCCTTTCAGATTTGCTTTTTACCAATCATTTGGATCATCCTCATTTTGTAAGTTGTTACTCTTACCACTATATGTTCCATCACTCCCTATATTTAAAGCTCCTACAGCTCTATTTACCAGCATTTGTTGTCCGAGAACTGCAGCAGCAGTATTTATATTTTTATATCCATATCTACTTTTAGCTGCTTTAAATTTAGGATGAGCATGGATATAATCATCAAAAGATACCATAGGATCTATATTTCCACTTTCATTGTGGTTTTTAGCTATTTCTTTATATTCCTTGAGTACCCCACCTACATAATCCCAAGCTCCATCTTCTAGATTCTTCTCTTTTTCTCCTATTCCCTGTATCAAACTATATTTATAATTTATATTATCCCTCTCTCCCTTTGCCTTTAGCTCAGCTAATTCTATATCATGTAATCTTTGAGCTTCATCATTAGCAGCTCCATAAGCTAACTTTTGCTCATCTAAGCCTAATCCTTTCTCTTTTAAACCTAATTCATTTTCTTTTAGCTCTAGCTCTCTTTCTACTATAGCTTGAGCTATATAATCTTTAAAAGGGTTACCTATATTTAATTGTGGAGCTTCTAATCTCATCATTGGAGCAAAATGAGCCATACCATTTTTATCCATACTTTTACTTCCTTTCATATTTTATTTAAATTCAAATTTAATCTCCCTTAATTTAGGGAGACAACACTATGCTGCTTTACTCACAGTATTTACTGGAGTTGCTGTAGTAGGTCTGTTTTGTACCTGCTTAGCTCTATTCATCTCAGTAGCTGTAGGAGTTGTAGTATTAGCTTTAGCTGTTGTTGCTAAAGAGTTAGTACCATTTTTAAATGTATAATCAAACTCAGGTGTATAAGCATTACCACCAAATAGTTTATTTACATCTCCATTATAACCAGCTAGAGACTGGCTAAAGCTTTGACCATTATTCCAAGAGTTGGATATATTAGCTCTATTCTTATCTTGTCTAGCCCATTCATGTCTTTGTCTAGCCATATTCTCTTGCAGAATACCTTTTTGAAAATTAAAGGCATCTTTTTGTAACTGATAATTCTTATACCCTACAAGACCATCAATCAAAGCACTACCTATCTGAGCTATTCCTCCCACAGTACTTCCTAGCCCTTCTAATCCTCCTAATGAAGATAACAATGATCCAGCTCCATTTCCTCCAGCTGCTGCTACACCAGGAACTTTAGAAGCTAATGGTCCTACTCCAAATCCTGTATTAATATCTAAAAGTCCATTACCCATCATAGAGCTAGTGGTACTACCAAGACTACTTACCCAAGGGGTAGAAGTACCCATTGAAGCTAAACTAAACATTACTCACCTCCTTTATTATTTAATTTCTCTATTGCTTGTAAATTTATCTTACACTCATTATACCCTCTATAAAGATCTAGCATAAATTCACTCACATCAACATCTGTTATTATACTACGATTTGTATCAATTTGCTTAAGTTTAAAATAAGGTTTTGGTATAGTGACATATCTAATCTCTACTTGAGTTACTATCTCTTTGCTGCTGCAACCTACCAAGAATAGACCTAGCAGTAAGAACAGAAATACTCTCTTTACTATCATCACTCTTTACCTCCTTTATAATCTCTTTTATTACTACTTCATTACTCTGCTTAGATTCCATCATCTCATCTATAATCTTTATCTCTTTATCTCTTAAAGAGCTAATCTCATCTAATCTTAGTAGTAATCCTTTATTCACACTTACTGCTTCATTTAACTCTTTAGTTAAACTTCTATTCTCATTTTTTAAACTATCAATTACAAATCTTTGATATACTCCATACATAAGCATAATAGCTATAGATACAATAACAGCTACTCTCATATCTCATCTTTAAAAGCATTAACTATCTCAAATTCATACTCATTTATATCCCCACTCTCAAGCTTAGATATAAACTCCTCTACTGTAGGTTTAGACTCTAATACTCCATGCTTACAAGTCTTTTGACCTAGCAAGATACAACCTTCAGTATCATCAGCATAGTTACCACTGTGGATTAATATATATCTATCCATAGGTACTTCATCATTATACAGATGTGGTAATCTCTTTTTAAATTTAGGGCTATTATGCCATCTCATATTATATCTACCTGAAGGTATCCTTCTATCTCTACCTCTTAGAGTAGTCTCTTCTCCACGAGGTTCAAATGTATAACATTTAAAATCCTCATGTTCTAACTCTCCCCAAGTACCTATATCATTTTCTTTATATCTAGTTACTCTCATTTAACCTCCTTTATTAGAGGGAGTTACCCCTCTAATTAAAATCATCTTTTACAATTACACCATCTTTTTTCTTATATATCTGTTGAGTATCATGGTCATAGTGTGTAAATCCATTTAAGCTTTTTGTCCAAATAGCACTCTTAAGCAAAGAACAAGAAGAAGTTATAGAACTCTCAGCTGACTGCATATCCTTTTTAAGTTCTTTAATATCTTCTGTTAGAGAAGCTCTCATCTTCTCACTATTAGTGATACTCTCTTTGAAAACTTCTCTATTCTTCTCAACCTCAACAATTAAAGCCTTTATCTCATCATGAGAGGATTTAATCTCTGTAAGAATCTCTTGATGTATATCTTTTCTTATCCTTACATTCTCTTTATAAAAGTAAATAATAGCTATTACCAAACAAGCTCCAGTACTTAACTGATCTATATGCTGAAATACCCACTCATTTGCTTCCATATATCTCCTTTCTTAACATTACGAAATAGCTACATTAGTAATCACTCCTTTTTGATGAGAACTAGAGTAGCCATACATTAATCCTACTTTGTATATCACTTCATCAGCTGTAGCTTTACCAGATCCAACTAATGAACTACCTTCATTCATATCGTATGAAAACCACTCTTCATCGTTAAATAAAAATTTATACACTCCACTACCAGTGTATGTAATACTTAGCTTACCATTAGTCCAATCCTTAGCTACACTAGTTTGAGCTGATGTAGCTAGAGGTCTAAATGGACCATAGTCATTTGCAGAACTAGACCATTCACTTCTATGTTCGTCCCAATTTCTATTTTGCAAAGTAAAACCATCTCCACTACCTCTTACAACAGTAAGGTTGTAATTATTTGAAACTCCACTTCTATCATAACCTTTAGTGTTATGTTTTAATAGTAATCCAGAGTATTTTCCATCTAGTGTTCTTTCTAACAAAATTACACAATTTACAGGTAGATTAGTAAAATGAACTGTACCAGTATCACTACCATCATTAAAATCAAAGAACACACTATCAGGTAAAGCTTTGCTAGATACTTTCTCAAAAGATAGATCACCATTATCTTGAAGTATAAAGTTCTTTTCTCCCCATAACTCTACATTACTAGGTGTATCTCTTAGCTCTATCTCTACTGTAGTAACACTATTACCATTAGTTAAACTAATCTGTTTTACACTAAAGTCTGAAGCATTGATAGAGTAAAGTATGCTACCACTAGGTAGTCCAAAAGCAGTAGCCTTCTCTTCATCTTCTATAGTTAGTTCTCTATCATCAAGTCTTAAACCTACAATACTATCAAGTCCAGTCTTTAGCTCAACAAGTATCCACTTACCAAGACCAACCCCTATGTAGGGGTCAGTACTTTCAAACTCTTTTAATCTTTTAATATCTGCTGTTATAACATGTCTTTTCATATTATTACTCCATTACAATAATGTCTGAGAAGTTTTGATTGTTAGTAGATTCACCATCTGGTAAAGGACTAGTAGGTGAAACTGTAGAACTTCCTTGAGTATCTACAGGAGTATCTACTTGTTTAAATACTACCTTAATATCCTTACTTATTCCATCTTTAGATAGAGACAGTGTTCTACCACTACCATCAGTATCAGCTTTAAACCAGAATACAAAACTACCACCACTTAATCCATTTACCTTAGCAGTTTCATCATATGATTTATCTAATACACTACCATTTACAGATATACCTTCTACACTATCAAATCCAGTTTTAATACCTATTCCAACCCATTTATGGCTACCTTGGTTTGGGTTACTTGAAGCATAAGTTTGTAGATTATTTATATCACCAGTTACAGTTATAGTAGATGTAAGTTTATTGATATCTATACTAACTTTACTTTGGTTATTATTAAATTCACTTCCCATATCACTTCTATTTACTGCTTCATAATCTAGGTTAAAACTTCCTTTAGGAATCTTAACTCTAGCATTATAAAAGTCAAGTACTTCATAATCGTATGTACCACCAGCATACATAGCTGTAGCTACTTGTAATCCATCTACAACAGCTTCATATCCAGTAGCTTTACCATGACCATATGGAGATTGGATATATTGTAATTTAGAAGGAACAAAATCACATCTAAATTCTACATCAACAAGACCATTACCATTATTACCCACTAGATATTCGTGATCATAATTACTTGGAGCTGTGTATAGTAAGAACTCTTCAAATCCATAACTAGAAGAGTATTGTTCTGAGTGTCTTATAGCTATTACTTTTTTCTCTCCTTCTAGAAGTACATAATTTTCTGGAGCAGTAGCTAATTCAGTAATTTTCTCATCTTCTCTAGGAGTTAAGATATATGTAGCTTCATCATCCCTACTAGATAAATAAGCATACTTAGGATATAGTCTCTCACCACTTTCATTAAAAAATTCAACATTACTTACACCAGTACCATAGCTATCATACTGTATATCTAATCCTCTAAATGAGAATACAAATGGATTTTCACTACTTATAGTATCTACTAAATTAGCTATAGAACCTATAGAGTAATTTGGTACATAAGCTATAGGAGCTATATTCCAAGCTTTAGCTAACTCTACAAATCCTTCACCTTTACTATTTACATCAATATCTTGTAAAGATATAACCATATCCCTTCTTTTATTGTCTTCATTAGGTATCAAAGATTCTCCTACTAGTTCTCCACAACTAAGTATAAAATCACACTTAGTAATCAAATGAGTACTATCTTCATACCCAGTTCTTACTGAAATCTCTGCAGGGATAAAGTCCTTAATGCTAATCTCTACCCTTTCTCCCACAGCATTACCAGCAGAACACCAGCCACTATTTTCATCTAAACCGATTCTATAAGCATCATATCCACCAGCATATGTAGAGGTAGTTCTAATATTTACTACTATCTCATCTTCTTGTTTTTCATAGTTACTCTCTACTTTTTCTACTTCAGAATCTAGCTTAGGAACATTTTCTTTTTCTACAAAGTATAAAGTAGCTGATGTTAAAGATGGATTATAATATTTAGCCATTATATATACTTTACCATCACTACCTATTAGTTTTAGATTTTGTAAAGTAGCATATGAGTTGTTATATGTACTATCTATCTCTAAAGTTAAATTTACATTACCATTTCTATCTTTTAGATTATAAGGATCATATATAGTAAGGTCGCTAGGTACATCATATCCACAATATTTCATAGTAGCTACTACTTGAGAATATGTAGCTCCTTGTAAATTACTAGCCATATTAGCTACAGCAGAAGATAACTCTTGAATCTTACTATTCTCATTTACAGCTCTAGCTACTTGTTCATCATCTACTGTAACTCCAGTTGGTATTTCACTTTTTAAAGCATAGTTACCTAGCTCAGCTTTAGTAGCTAAGTTTAATATATCACTACTATTAGCTTTAGTATCTAACTCACTTCTATCTACTTTATTACTTAATTCATCTTTTGTAGCTAGTATAGAGATTACTGAACTATCAACTTTAGTAGCAAGACTATTAGTTACCTCTTCTTTAGTAGCTAATACTACTATCTCATCTTTACTAGCTAGTCCTTCTATACTCTCTTCAATTACTACAATCTTTTCATTGATAGGAGTTATCTCATCTTTAGTAGCTAGTTTAGCTATCTCTTCATTTACTTCTATCTTAGTCACTAATCCATCTACCATTACCTTATCAGCTTTACCTGATAGAGCTAGATTTAATTGATCAGTTGTAGTATATCTAGATAGATCTACACTAGCTTGTAGATTAGCTATATCTTTTTTAGTTACTATCTCATTATCTTCGATACTCTCATAAGTAGAGCTATTTTTAGAGTAGTATGCTCCATTAGGATTCAGCCATAACCTAGTACCTAGCTTAGCCTTATTCCTAGCATACATTAAAGCATAGACATTATCTCCACCATCATTTACACCAGCAAATGAGTTATAAGTCTCACCTAGAAACTTAGCTCCACCACCAGTTACTTCATTTTCTATTCTAGCTTCACCTTTATCTACTATTATGCTTTGAGTAACTTTATTATTTACTTCTTCTTTAGTAGCATATCCATCTAGATTTACATTACCACCAGCAGATACTGTAGCTACTTTCTCATCTACTTCAGATTTAGTATATACATCAGCTACATTAGCTTTACTATCTAAATCTAATGTAGTAATCTTATTATCTATCAATTCATTTATTCTATTCTCATCTAAAGTTACTGTACCACTAGATGGAATTTTAGCTAACTCTTCACCTAACTTAGTAGATGTAACATAATCAGTTTTTAATATATTTCCATCACTCTTTATAGTAGAGATAAAATCATCATCAACTACATAAAACTGAGCCTTATGCTGTACAGCAAATACATCACCTATATAGTTATTAGCTTGATCTTTAGCTCTTCTTTGATTTACTACACTTATTACAGAATTCTCTATACTCTCTAAACTAGCACTGCTAGTAGCAATAACTGTTAATTTTTTAGTTCCCATTACTTATCTCCTTTTATTACTTCTTTTATTTGATGAAAAAAATTACAATATAAATAAAAAGTCTTAGCTTTCCATTTGCTCACACCAACATCAAGCATAGCTTCATAAAATTTCTTATCTGCTTCTTTATAACTAACCTTTGGATACTCATCACATAAATAATCATGTATAACAATAGCACTCATATATTCAGGACTATTAGGAGGAAATATACTCCAAAAGATCCTTGGAATATCAGCTCCATTTGTTACATACCCCTTAGGTATCCTAATACCTTTATAAGTATATGATTTCATCAATTCATATTTGTCCTTACCTACAGGACTTATTAATACTCTTTCCATTTAACCTCCTTTATATTTTTTAATTTAGTTTTTATACTCATTCTAGATAATCCACCTCCTAAAGCTTAATCCACCCACGCTATAGCTTTTATCTCATCTATGCTAGCAGCATTATTTACAGCAGTTCTTAGCTGGTCGTGCTTAAATATTACACTCTCAGTATGAGCTGCTACTGCTACACCAAAAGCCATAAATTCTTCTTTGCTAAAGCTAACTACTTTATTATCCTTAGTAATCCAATTTATAGCCCCAATGTCTTGCCCACTAGAGGCAGCTAGTAGAATTTGGCTTACCTTGCCACTTATATTTATCTTGCTATCGCTATCTATTTGATACTCATTACCTTGATAATTTAGCGTTAAAAGCTTTGTAGCCTTTAGCTCTGAGAGTTCATCTAATTTATTACTTTTAGCTATTTCTAAATCATTACGACCTAAAGCCTGTAGCTCGGTATCAGTTTCATTTATTTGATAACCATTGTTATGATTATTATTTACAATAAACTCTATTCTTTCTTCATCAGTGTAAGGTTTTTTTAAAACTGCTTTAATTTCCATTTTTATCTCCTTTATGCAATATACCCACAAGTTTTCCAGTTTCGGCAAGTTGCAGTGTTATTTTTTTGAGAATTCATCTTAAAAGAAGTAGTTGTAACATCCATAATTTGCTCATCGTTTGGCCACCAGCACTCATTTTTACCACCCATATGTGATGTGTATATACAATAGTTAGTACCTTTATAAGGCTTTAACAAAGTAACAGTATCGTACCGTGATGTTGTATTAGGTGCAAAACCACCTTGCTCACACCATTTATCACTCCAAACTCTATACCACGACCCAGTAGAAGTATTATTATAGGTTTCTATAATATATGCTTTAGCCTTTTTATCTACATAATCTTTAGTAGCTAAATGGTTAGCTCTTGTAGGAGCTACATTGCATATTGGGGCTTTGTTATTGAAGGTAACTTGCCCAGTATTAAAGGTATTGTTACCACTAAAAGTATTAGCTCCTTTGCTAGTTATTGCTCCATTAAATGTAGTAGTTCCACTAAGGGTCTTATTACCAGCAATTGTTTGATTACCTGTTAGATTAACCGTAGCGTTAGCATTGGCTTTAGCATTCACTTTAGTATCAACTTCAGTTTTTGTATAAGTTGTCGCTTGATTGGCTTTGGTAGCTATATCACTATCTAAATTTACTTTTATCTCATCTATATACTCTTTAGTAGCTATCTCTTTTGGTTTGTGTTCTTCTAGCTCTTTTTCTATACTATCTTTTTGACCTAGTAGATTATTTATTGTCTGTTCTAGATTAGTTATCTCATTAATTAGGTTAGTAATGTTTTGAGTTACAGTAGCTAACTCTCTTTCTTTTTCTGCTTTTTGTCTCTCTAGCTCTGTAGTACCCTCACCTCTAGCCTTAGCTTCTTCTATCTTTTTATCTAGCTCAGCTATCTCTTGTTCTAATTGTTCTTTTAGTTTTTCTTGATGAGATAACTCATCTTTTTTATCATTAAGTTCATTTTGGATACTGCTTAAATTCTCTTCTACTTTATCTAATCTATCAATGATATCTTCTTTTACATCATCTTTAGGTAGAGCTTCTTCTATCTTATCTAGTCTCTCATATATCATCTGAAAATCATTGAATAACAATATATTCTTATCTAGCTTATATAGTCCTACTACATTATCACTAGCTACTATCCAATGTTTTAAAAGCACAGTATCGAACACATGAGCTACACAACCAGTAAAAGGATCACACCATCTATTAACCTTTTTAATCAAAGACCCTTGAATCTCTTCAAGGGTAGTTCCTTTTTTTAAGTAGTAATTAAACTCTTTTAGTATCATTTACATCTCCATTAAAGAACTACGATATCTTCATCTCCAGGAGTTGGTGAAGTATTCTCACTGCTACCTTCATCAGGGATAATTACCTCACTTTCACCACTATCTTGTGTATTCTGGGTTTGTGATTCTTCACCACCATTTCCTGTAACTTCAGGACCAAAAGATACTACTGGACCTACTCTATCAAACCCTTCATCGGTCCCTTGATTTTCATTTTGTGTTTCATCAGTTGTACCAGTTTGGGTATCTGTACCAGTAGTTGTATCAGTAGTATCAGTATCTTCTGTAGGATTTTGAGTACCCTCATCTTCACCAATAACTACTACATCTTCTTCTTCTTGATTGTCTGCTGGAGGAGTTGTAGGGTCAGCATCTTGTGTAGTATCATTTTGATTCTCATCTTCACCACCAACTACTATTACTTCACCATCACCACCATTTTCACCCTCTGCTGGTGGAGTTACTGCTGGTGGAGTAGGATTATCACTTTCTTCATCTTTAGGTGGAGTATCAGTACCTTCTTGGTTATTACCTTGATTGTTTCCTTGATTTACATTTACATTTCCTTGATTAGTTGTTATATTCTCTAATCCAGGGATTGTAATATTGATATTAATATTATTATCACTACCTTTGTTATCTTCTTTATCTGAAGTACAGTCACATTGTGGATATTTAATATCAAGTGTTGGTGGAGTTATTGTAGATATATCAGGTTTATCTTCTTCACTTACATCTTCTATCTTTATACTGCTTTGTTGAAACTGTGTTCTTAATATAGAATTTAAAGTAAATACCCCATACTCTACATTAGGTTTTAACTGATAACCTTTTTCTTGTATAAACTTCTCATATTCTCTCTCACTATCAAAAGTAATAGTATGAGGTCTTTCTACATAACTTCCTGCATAGTGTAGTATTATTTGCTTTGCCATTAAATCACCTCCCAATTGTGATCATATACAGCATTGAATGCTGCTACTTTATTTAATATCTCTTTTAGTTTATCTACTGTAGTATTTACAGCTTCCATCTTTACATCTAGTTCAGTCATTCTTGCTGAATGTTCTACTAACTCTTGTCTTATCTCATCTATATCTCTTTTAACATCTATTTTAAATAGGTCTAAATCTTGATGTAAGGTAGCTATCTTTTGTAACTCTAAATCTATTTTTAAATCTAATCCTTCAATTTGAGGATTAATAGTATTAAAGATAGAATCTCTAATGAGTTCAGGATCAATAGTAGCTATCTTATTTTCTAATTCAGAGACTTTATTATGAGTACTAAGCTCCACAGCAGCAAACTTCTTAAGAAGTGATTTTTCAGCTTGTCCTAAATCAAAACTAAACTGTTCATGAGTCTTAGCTAGATCTCTTTCAAATTTACTTACACCTTCTTTAAGATAAGTATGTTCTTCCATCATCTTAATCTTAAAATCAACTAAGGCTTTATCTACATCTAATACACTCTCTCTTAGTTTTAATGATTCATTAAAGAAGTGATTGTAAGCTTCTTGTAACTTCTCTAATCTCTCATCAGCTACTTCTGTAAATTCCTCTTTTAGATCCTGAGCCATCTTATTCATTTGAAATTTAAACTCTTGGAGTGTATCAGGAAGAGTCTGAACAACAGTTACTAACTCTTTTGCTAAATCTATATACTCTATAAATTTCCTTAGATCAGGATACATAGTAACTGTCTCTTGGAATAGATTAGCATTTAGATTAAAGAATCTCAATAATTCTAAATTCTGAGCTACTATCTCTACAGCTAACATATGTAAAGCTACAAGATTAATATCATCTAAATTTGCTTCTACATTATTTAAACTACTCATAGTATTTACTATCTCAAGTAGTTTATCTTTTACATTATTTACACCAATTACATGTTCTCTAATATCATATAAAAATCGTAGTTCATCAACATTATTACCTAACTCAATCAATGTATCTACATTCTCAGCAGCTCTAACTATATCATCAATACTATTAGCTAAAACATCTAGTTCATCACTAATAGGTATAAGTCTCTTCATTGATGATTTCATAGATATTACTGTATCTAGCTTATCATCTATAGCAAGTACTGATTTTATAGAAGAAAGATCATTAGCTACATTTTTAATTGATAGAAGTGATCCAGCTACTTTATCTATAGTATCTATATTAGTAGCCACTACTCTTAAATTAGCTGAATCCTCTGTTCTTAAAACTACGACATCTTTTACTTGTGGAGTTGTATCCACTACATGTCCTCCATCTCCTGTAGTAGGAGTAGGAACACTATTTAAAGACATCTTTGCCATCTATATAAATCCTTTCAAATCTTTAAACTCCCAAGATTGTGGAATAATAGCTCCACTAGCTTGAGCTTTTTGTATCTCTTGATTGTATGCAGACAATACACTAGGATAGAATTGTCTAATACCTTCAATACCTGAAAGACCAGTTATAATCTTCAAAGTTACAAAACTATACAATACATCTAGTAAAGTATCTGGCAAATCCAACTCTTCATCAAGAGCCGATACAAGACATAAAGTTGGCTTTGGTTTATATTTAACATAGAGTATATCTCCTTCTTTAATGTGAGGAAAAAACAGAGTCTCTTGATCAATAGCAAAAACATTCTCTTGATTTATAATAAATGAATCCCTAGGATCATCACTACTAATACTAAGAATTTTCATTACTTGATCATGTCTTGTTTTAAAGATATCTTTGTTTTGTAAGTTGTTATCTAAAAGGATAGACTCTTTTAGATTCTTATCTAGTTCTATAGCTGCTTTTAAAAGTTCTGATTTACTTTTATATTCAGCTTTGATACTACACTCAGCTAATTTAGAGTAACTAGCCATAATAACATTAGGGTCACTATTGTTGATTTTAAATGTAGTCCTAAAAGCAGGAACTAAAACAATAGCTTGTTCAAACCTTATATTAAATAACCCATGAAGTGTAAATATACCCTCATTAATTATATTAATTAGGTCATCATCTCCCATCTGTCTTTGTGTGGTGATGTTTGGTAGAGTATTTACTCTTAAGTTTGTTAGAACTTGTGATACAGTCATCTTACTATCCTTATTATTTAAATAACAAAGGGATTATATCATAAAATTTAATTTTTACTTAAAAGTAAATACTTATATTATTTTTCTAAAAGATATAAGGGTTCTTTCCTTCATCTTCCATTGGAGGTAAATTCTCTTTTCTATACTCTTTTCCTATAGAGTAATTAGCTGATGGTTTATATGCTTCAAAACTAGCTAACATACTAATGGTATCAAGAACATCATCATGTTTAGATTTAAATCCACTACTACTAGCTTTACTGAGTTCATCTAAAGCTTCATTCATCCACTCACCATCTTTTAACTCATTAGGTAACCATAACTTCTTAGCTTTAATCCTAGGTAAGAATAGATTAAATCTAGCAAATTTATCTGCTATTGGTCTTATACCAGCATTGCCATCATTATTACTACTAACTAGATTAAAAAATACATTTCTTTTAATCATCTCACTTTGTACCCAGCTTACAAATCCTCTTTGCTGACCACTTATTTCTATACCTACTCCAAGGGGTTTATACACACTAGCTAACACAAACAGATCATTAATATTCTTATCCATTAGCTGTTTTTTACATACTCCATCAACTAATAGATAATCTCCATTATTGTTTATAGCCCATACACTTATAACACTATAATCACTACTACTTTTCTCACTAGTAGCAAAGTCTGTGGTAATATAAAAGTTATAATTCCTTCTATACTTAAGTACATCAGCTCTATCATACCAAACTATATCTTCATCTCTTACAATTCTATTTTCATCACTCATAATTTGTAACATCAACTCTTGATAAAAACTATCTACCTTACCTAAGCTCAAAGCCTCTTTATAACTACTATTTACATAATCATAATCAAACCTATCCTCCCAACTACCTTTAAACTCTTCTTTACTGCAAGGAAATTTCTCACACACAGGGAAACAAGCAACCTCATAGCTGCCACTCTCTACAGCCTTATATAGTGGATCATTAGCATTAAATGGAGTACCTAGCCATATAACTTTATGTTTCTTAGGGTGTAAGGCATACTTAACAGCTTTATGTATAACATCTTCAATACTACTAATGATAGTCTCACTTCTAGCATCTTCATCAGCTATGATATCATCAATGATAGCTAACTGTGGTCTTACTCCTAGCTCTTTAGCTCCCCTTACACCAGACTTAGCTCCAAATAATCTTAAAACAAAATGATCACCTCTGACATTAGCAAACTCTATCCTAACATCAGTAAATTTTCTACCAGCAGAGATATCTACATCATCACCATTTTCATCAGCATACTTAACAGCTTTATTAGGTATCATCTTTTGTAAGAACTCACTATTTTGGTATCTAAACTCTATATTCTTTCTTAAACTCTTTACACCATTATCTATACTATCAGCTATATACATAGCAAAATTTACTTTACCAAAACTTCCAGGCATTCTACCAAAACAAGCAATAAACAAAAACAACATCTCAGCAAATAAAGTAGATTTAGCAAATCCCCTATGACACATAATAGCTATAGACTCTTTAGAACTAAAAGCTTTATCTAAAGCTACTAGATGAACAGCAGGAGTTTTATTCTCTACCTTACCATCTTCACACATATGCATAAAGTTTATAAACTCTAAAGTAGCTTGAGTAGGTTTATAGTTCTTTAACTTCTCATAATCTACTTCATTTAAATAATCACTAACACTCTTAGCCATACTCTACTCCAATACTTCTAACATTTCAGCTTCTATAAAGTTATCCTTAGCATTAGCTACCTCTTCACTACTAACTCCAAGGCTAATTAACTCTTGTTGTTTTCTAGCCATATTCTTTAACATCTCTTCCATTTGTGATACTTCATCATTACCTTTAGATTTAATATTTACCTCTACTTGAATTCCTTCAGGTGGTCTAACATGAGTTAAGAAGATATTACAAGCATTAATTCTATCTCTACTAGCTTTAGCAGTCATAGCTTCTTCATATAACTTCTCTACTATCTTATACCTATAACCTTGATACATCAGATACAAAGGCATCTCTGATTGAACTAAGATATTTTTAACCATATCAGTCTTACGATACCTTGAAGCAGCTGAATATAAATTCTTATACTCTTGAGTTTCATATCCTTTATCAGGATCAGCTTCTATAGCTTTTAGAGCTTTTTGCACTACTTCTCTACTTCTAAATGTTTTAATATATGATTCAGTAACATTTCCTCCACTAGTTTCCATATAACTACAAAATCTAATAGCATTTACATATACTTCTAGATTTACATTTTTCTTATTAAGTAGTGTATCTTGATACTCTATTAATACATCTTTAAACTTATATCCATCAAATTCTGGATCACTTATAGTAGCATTAATCATATCTACTACTTCATCAGTTACTATTAACTCTTTAGACTTTCTAGTACCATTAAAGAACCAATCTTTAATCTCTTCAGCACTATACTCTTTTGTAGGTTTCTTAACCAAATTTAACCCTACTTTATACTCAGCCATATTGTTATCCTTTATAGTTATTTCAATTTTGTTACATTATAACATAATCTTTATATTGATATTTAATACATTATTGAGCTTGTTATTTAACCTAGGGGGTTATTTCTCTCTTTCTTTTTCTTTTTTTTTGTTTTTAGGTAATTGTTTGAGAGTGTAGAGACAAAGTTGTATTGAAAAATTTTATTATTTTTTGTGGAGGGTAATGTAGGACAAATTTGTATTGAAAAATTTTATTTTGGTTTGAGGGTAGTACTCACCCTCTAAATCTTGGAGTGAGTTGATTCCCCCCTCACTCTGCAGAAAAAAGAATTCTTTTTTCTAACACTCACTATTCGTTCGTGTGTGTTTGAGTAGTGGAGATTATAAAAATAAATCCAACATCTCCCTTTACACTCTAGTCTTCATCGAGTGTATTGAATGAAAGGAAAGAAGATGAAGAAAGTAGATATCACTTTGGCTCAAAGAGCCAATAAGGCAGTAGCTAATGGTTTAGAAACCACTAGCAGTGTTTTAGATGTGATTGCTCTATCTGCTAGAGCAACCAGAGATTTAGCATTTGTTGCAGCTGCAAGAGCTGCAACCTTGGCAAATGCTGAGAAGGTTGATATAGAAACCTTTAGAAGTATCGATGCCAAAGTTGATGCTGCTTTGGGAAGGATTTAAAATGAGTATAAAAGATTTACATACTATAAAAGTAATCCTAAGAAATACCAGTATAAAATCTGTAAAAGATTTTGTAGAATTCTATAAAAGATTTTATCTCAAAGATTAACAATTTCCCTATCACTGCTATCCAGCAGTGGTAGGGATATTTTTTTATTTATATATTTATATATTTTTTCTACAACACAACTACACATTTTCTACACACGCTACACAACTACACAGTCTGCTCAGATAGTTTTGTTTCTTGTATCAGTTTCTCTCCCTCTCATTGTTTTTTCCTACACCATTTTCTCCTTCATCACTGCAAGTATCTGTCTTGGCTTTGCTTGGAGTGGTTTCTTTGTTTGAGTTGTGGCAATTTCTAATTGCTAAAAAATTAATTTATTAAGGAGTGAATTATGGCATTCAATAGAAATACAACACCAAGCAGAAACATCGTTGCTGAGATATTAAAATCAGCTAAATCAGATTTTCTCTATCTATTTGGTGGAGAAAGACTATCTCGTGATGAAGTCCTTCAAGTCATTGAAGGCATAAATGCTATGGGCAAATCTATCAAAGCATTTATTAACAGACCAAGAGATCTTGGTCAAGTACCAGGTAATCTATTTTACCTTGACTCTGCTGAAGATCTCGAAATAGCAGAGTCATTCGGCAGAGAAAACTCTGCTCATATCATCAATCTGATGATAGTTCATAACCCTAAGAGGAGCTAAAGCTTCCCCTTAGGGGATTAAAAATTTAACGGCAGTTAGTTTAGTAAGCTACCTTAATAAATCTTATCTTTCTTAATTCCTTTCGATTCCTTTCAATACACTCAAAGGTAGCTTATTAAACTAACTAATTTAAACAAGGAGAAAAACATGAAAAAAGGTATTCTAGTCAAACTAGGAATAATCTTAGACCCTTTAGTCCATGCAGCTGAGATAATGGCTACAAAAGCTAAAGACCTTAGAGATACAGTAGTAGAAGATACTATTGTAAATCACAGCAAAAAGGACACAAAAATAACTGATCAAATGGTCCAAGAATACATCTATCATTCTAAGAGAATGGATGATATGATGGATAAGATTTTCAACAGATAATAGGAGAAAAACATGTCAGCAAGATATATCTTAGATTTCGATGATGAACTACTAATCATCGAATAGTTTTAATTGAGTAAGCAATAGCTTACTCAATTATTTTTTTAAATGTCAGAAAGTTAAAGGAGAATAAAATGTACTATGAATTCGACAATGGAAATAAATATAGTAAAAATAAATACAGCCTTGAAGAGGCAGAGCAACTTAATGCTACTCTAAACCATTGTTCTAACTGTATAGATTGCAGTTACTGTACAGACTGTGGTTCTTGTGAGAACTGTCATACTTGTATAAACTGTTGTAGCTGTATAGATAGTACAAACTTAGAAAATTGTATAAATTGTGGAGATTGTGAGTATCTCTACCGATCAAGTAATTGTTATAACTGTACAAATAGTCAGAATTTAGAACGATGCAGGAATTGTAATGAATGTAATGATTGTAGTGATTGTATAAATTGCTGTCTCACAAATAACTCTAAAGGTTGTAAAAGTTGTCTATACTCTGAAAATCTTAGAAACTGTAGAGATTGTATAGATTGTCAAAATTGTACCAATTGTATAGATTGTCAAAAATGTAAATCTGTTAGCAATAGAGCTATGTACATAAGAAATATTAGCATGATGACTGCTTATAGTTAGCAGTCATCTGCTACTTATTTTAAAATATCAGAAAGTTTAAAAGGAAAAACATGGAAAAATATAGTAGAAGATCAGCAAAAGCTAAAATTAAAGCAATATGTGAATCACAGGATAAAAGTATCGAAGTTCTATCTAATAAAATATTAGAGTGGAAAGAAGAGTATTTAAAAGGTAACATTGGTAAGCCTTACAAAACAAAAACTGATGTAGTAAATATGGTAACTGAAGATATAGCTGATGAGTTAGCCATATCTATACTATTTACTACAATCCTCTTAGGCAAGACTACATTTCAAAGCTACATAGGTCATGTAGCTTCTCAAATAAATTTAGAGATAGAAAGTTTTAGAAAAGCTCAACTTGCTGCTTGGGTATTAGCTTACTGTGATGGTGGAGCTTATAATATCATAGCTCCAGCAATTGGTTCTATGATGAATTATAGTGTAGAACCAAAGATATCTTTATCAATAGAAGATTCACAAGAGTTAGCAAGATGTTTCTTCTTACCTCCTAGCAAGGATAAGTTAAATGATTGGACTAATCCATACAATGGTGGATATAGCTTTGAGAGAAGCTATGCTATACTAGGTGATAGCTTTAACAAGCATGATTATCCAATAGATTTAAATACTCTAAATATCTTACAATCAGTTAAATATAAATTAACCAATAATGTTGATACTCCTCAAAAACTTGATGAAGAAGCAAGTGATGATAGAGTAGTTCAATTTGCTTTAGCTGAGATACAGACTAGAAAGGTTCTAAAAGAGTATAGAGATGATGAGTTCTCTTTTATGTGGAAATTCGATAAAAGAGGTAGAGTATATAGCTGTGGATATGATATAAATGTCCAAGGTGATAGTTATAGAAAAGCTTCTTTAGAATTTGCTAAAGAAGAGATAGTAAATGAGTCTGGTATGAGATGGTTAAAAATAGATATAGCCAATCATTATGGCTTAGATAAAGAGTTATGGGAAGATAGAGTTAAGTTTGTAGATGAGAATGATTCTATCTTAGAAGCTTTAGCTGATAAGGCTGATGAACCACTACTATATATCCAAGCTGTTGAGGCTTACAGAAAAGCTCAAAGAGGATTACCAACTGGATATATAGTTAGACTCGATGCTACAGCCTCTGGTCCTCAAATAATGAATACTCTATTTAGAGATATTGAAGGTATGAAATATCTAAATGTCCTTGGAGATGATACAAGATATGATTTATATACCTTAGTAGCAAAGATGATGTATGAAAATACCAAAGATTCTCAGATTTGGAGAGATTTAAATAATGACTTTGCTAAAGTAAGAAAAATCGTCAAAAAGCCAATTATGACAAGCTTTTATAACTCAACTTCTAAACCAAAAGAGATATTTGGTGAGAATACCATAGAGTTACAAGAGTTCTATAAAGCTTTAAAGAGATATTGTGAAGGAGCTTTAGCAGTACAAGATACTATTAATGCTTGTTGGAGTAACTCTAAAGATGTAAATATCTGGACTTTACCAGATGGACATACAGCTTATTGTCCAGTAAGCAAAGTATTAGAGAGCAAAATAGAGATACCTGAAAAAGGTATGAAGATTACTTATACTCATACAGTTCAAAAAGCTAACTTTGCTGAAAGTAGATCATTATGCCCAAATTTGGTACATAGTTTAGATGGTTATATTTGTAGAGAGATAGTTAAAAGATTACACTCTAAAGGTATAGAGGTATCTCCAATCCATGATAGTTTTGGAGTACATCCAAATAACTGTGATGAGCTTAGAAAAGTATATAGAGAATTATTAGCTGAGATTTATGAAGAAGATACTCTGACAAATCTGTTAAAAGAGATTACAGGTAGTGATATCAATGTAGATATCCCAGCTGCTAATGAAGACATAGCTCAAGCCATTAGAGATAATGTAAATGGCTATTACATCTGTTAAATATAATGTAGGACACTCTTTGAGTGTTCTACATTTTTTTTATTTATTTTTTTCTGATGATGGAGAGTTTGTTTCTGATTTGGGGGGCATTCGCCCCCTTTTGTGATTGTTTTTAATTATAATTTAATAAAAAGCTAAGTTATATGTTATAATACTTTTGCTATAGGTAATTATGCATTACTCGGTCTCTTTATTATATTATATTATATTAATAATACCTATAGCTTTTAAGTTAGGAGATTTTTTTTCTTTTACATGTTTTTCCTTAAATCTCCTAACTTAAGGGATATATTTATATTTGTTAGCTTTTAACAAATATGCCCTTACGCCTTCATAACTTGTCATAAACTCCTATTGCATATTTTATTCCAATAATCTTTACCTAAGGAAGGCTAGGTAAGGATTATCTTTTTACTTGTGATTTTACTCGTTATTTAAACTAAGCAGCCATTTACTGCTTATATTTTAATACTACTTTTAAGGAGATATCTATGTTAGATACAGAAAATAAAATATTTGTTGTCCTAGATTCAAAGGATCAATTTATTGGGACTTATAAATTAGGAGAGATAACAAGATTATATCTCAAAGATAGTTCTTTTAAAGAAAAGATTGATAACAAATCTTTTAAAGTATATGTTCAAGATGATGAGAAGTTCTTCGACTTACTTAAAAAAGGTTTAGGACTAAACAAAATGCTTGAGAAAATAGCAGCATTAAGTGAAACCCTTAGTTACCTAAGGGATAAAAGACTTATTTAACTAAAGGGCAGATATGGAAGATGATTACTGGGAATTTGGAACGAACAAATGGAGTAAAGAACATTTCTCTTACAAAGAAGCTTTAAAACATTCAAAAACATTAGAAAATTGTAAGTACTGTATCAATTGTTACAACTGCAAAGATTGTATAGCTTGTGAATCATGTGATGATTGTACTCAATGTAGTTGTTGTGATTGGTGTGATAAATGTACAAATTGCTATGCATGTAACTGGTGTGAATCATGTATAAATTGTGCTTACTGTGGCACTTGCTATGAGTGTAAAAAGTGTTTTGGCTGTGTAGATTGCTCACATTGTGATACATGTAAAGATTGTCAAGATGTAGATGACTATAAAAATCTAGAAGCTGTAGATGGAGATATGACTCTCCTCATTGAGTATTTTGGATCTGAAATAGAAAAAGAGATAACTCAATTCGATTAAAAATTTAATACATTAAGGAGCTAAGATGAAAGATTTTGTTGTTTTACAAAAAACATCAGAAAAAACAGACATATTTCTTTTTCTGAATTTAAAAGAACTAACAGAAATGTATTATGAAAATAAATTCTTTAGAAGAGATGTTGATAATGGAAGACTTATTATCTATATGAGAGACCCTAAGAAAATTCAAGGTATGTTACATTCTCAACATAACTTAGACATAATCTCAGATAAACTCATGGAGCTAATCCAATGAGAGTAGAAGATTATTACCTTATAGATGGTAATTACTTTTCAAAATGGAAATACACTTATGAAGATGCCTTGGAAATGTCTGAAACTCTAATTAACTGTAAAGAGTGTATAGATTGTCAAGACTGCATAGATTGTGAGTATTGTATAGGTTGTACAGACTGTAGAGAATGCCAAAGATGTGAATGGTGTAGTAATTGCATCAATTGTACAGATTGTATGTATTGTTATGAATGTTACAAATTAGAGGGGAGTCTTATTTGTACGAAATGTAAATATTCTAAAAATCTTTTTCAATGTTATAAGTGTGAGGATTGCTATGACTGTGGAAAAATTTTTAATTGCGAAAGACAAGAGAAGTTGCATGGATAAGGACCTAAAATGAAATCTTTCTTTTATATACCTAGATCCAAATACTATTTCATAGATGGTAACTATTTTTCTAAAAAGAAACATACATACAAACAAGCTGTTAAAGCTTCTAAGACCTTGATAAATTGTACAGGGTGTATTGATTGCTATAAATGTACTGACTGTTCATGGTGTGAGAAGTGTAGAGAATGTACATATTGTTATATGTTATTTAACTGTGAGAAATGTGTTAGTTGTTCATTTTGTCAAGAGTGTAGTAAATGTATAGAACTAAACTTCTCATATAACTGTAATAACTGTTTTTTCTGTAATCATATAGAAATATGTAATGAGTGTATGTATCTAAGTTATAAACATAATCATGGCTTTAATAATTTAAATAAGGAGTGTTCGATGGAACAAATATTTTTAAATTTAAAAGAGTGGAGAAGAGAGAGAAATATATCTTCTCAAATGCAAAGGGATAACTTTATAACTCTAATTCAAGAAGAGTTAAGAGAGTATTATGAAGCTAAAAATGTTGAAGAACAGATAGATGCTCTATCTGATATGGCAGTAGTTGCTATAAATTGTAGCAAATCATCTGCTCCAATATTTTTCCCAGGAGGTTACAAAGATATTGTAACTAACGATAAAGTATCATTTGGTGTAGCCATAGATAAGATAAAAGAGTTAGACTTTGATGATTCTGAAATAATGAAATTTTTAATCCTAATAGCTAACAAGATAGAAGAGCTAGGTTATGATTTTATTCTATGCCTTCACGAGACAGTAAAAGAAATCTCATCAAGAACAGGACATTGGGATAAAGAAAAAGGTAAGTGGATTAAAAACACTTCAGAAGAAGCTAAAAAGATGTGGTACAAAGCAAACTACAAAAAATGTAGGATAATCGAAAAAGGCTGGGATGAATATACTACAATAACTCGTTATAAAGGAGAAATATGAAAGTAAAACTATTAAATGTTACACCTTTAAAGATAGCTATTAAAGCTATTAGAAGGTGTTATGATAGCTGTGGTGATGATCTAGGTAACAAAGATTTAAAATTACTAAAATCTATCATTAAAAATGGACATACATCTACAATAGAACATATTGTTTTTACCTTCGATATTAAAGGTATCAGTAGAGCAGCCTTACAAGAGTTAGCTAGACATCGTATAGCTAGTTTAAGTGTTGAATCAACTAGATACACTCTTAAAAAGTTAAAAAATATAGATACAAGAGAATTTAAGTATGAAGACTACTTAGTTGAAACTGGTAACCCTATAGTTGATGTCTTTAATAGAGTTGGTTTAGATCGTACTATATCTTGTTTAAACGAGAATATTAAAAATGATCTAACTAAATATACTCTACCAGAGAGCTACAAGACTAGCTTGATATGGACTATTAATGCTAGAAGTCTTAGAAACTTCTTAGAATTAAGAAGTAGTTCTAAAGCTCTATGGGAGCTAAGAGAGTTATCTAACGAGATAATAAACTCTTTACCTGAAGAGTATCTAATACTCTTTAAAGATATTATAAAGGAAGAAAGTAATGGGATATAGACCTCACCTTATAGAGACTTATATAGTTGAATATGGAAAAGTTTTAAACTGTGAAAATTGGGATACACAAGATTTCATAGATTTCTTATATGTAGCTGAAATAGAAGCTTGTCATAACTCTTTTGAAGATACTGATAAAGTCTATATAAATATAAATAATTTACTTTCTATCCCACTAGAAAAGAGAATAAAAAAGTTTAAAAAAGCTTATTCAAAAGCTAACCTTGAACTATCTTTAGAAGAGTATATAGAAAATATCGAAGATTTATATGAAGCTACTCAGTTCCCTGATGTTAAAAAAGGGAAGAAATAATTATAGAGTGGTTTTAATTGCTAAAACCAAGACAGATCTGGTATATCTGTCTTGGAACAAGTAAATCGACAATTATTTTTTAAGGAGTTCTTTTAGCTCTTCTTTAAAAAAGCTAATTATCCCAATAATAATTGTAACGGATAAAGTAAGTAAATCCATTGTGGCCACCTAGTAGTAAAATCCTCCCTACACACCCAACTAAATATCCAAAAAAAAAGCCCGAACCCCAAAGAGTTCAGGCTTTATACTACTAGGTTACTTGTTTTTACGGAGATACCAGCATCCGTAGGGAGATTATATCTAATATTATATAAATTTATTTTTAAACATTATTACTAGATTTAAAAATATAAAAAGGAGGAAAATGTATAAATGTAATTGTTGTGAAAGTCTAATACCATTTACATACAGCAGTTGTCCTGTATGTGGTAATACTCTTTCACCAAATTCTTTACACAAAGTAAAGAAAAAGATAAAAAAAGAAGAACAAGAAGAACTATCTCAAGATGACTCTAACCTAGTTGTAACATCTGATTTAGCATTAGAAGATTTTAATTTAAATTAGTTTTTAATCTCCTTATGGGGATTATTTTTTTTTTTAAAGGAATTTTAATGATAATCCAAAGCTATAACTACAAAAATGTAGGAATAACATATTTTCATAGTGACTGGTTACAAAAGATATCTAAGATGATGAGAGAGAATATCCCTGTAGATACTAAGATACCTAGCCATGGAGTACAAAGAGTTGGTAAAGAGTTTCAAAGAGAACTCTTTATGGAGTCTTATGAATACCAATTACACTTTTGGGCAATATCTTTTAGACAGATTCTTAGTGATTCTTATCTAGACCATATATTCCCTGTCCTATTCTATAATTACCCTATAGAAGCAGGTAGCAATTATGTCTTAGCAGAAGCTAAAGATATTGAAGATATGAGTAATAAAACTCTAGATGCAGCTCAATGGAAAGCTGGTAAGTTAATAGAGGAACTACAATTAAACAAGGGTATAATTCTAAGTGATTATCAAATCAAATTAATACCTATGTGTTCTATGCATAGACACCCCTACTCTTATAAAGGAGTAGATATGATACACACTATAGAAGGAGTACCTACTGGATTCTTAAAGGATAAATTCTCAGCAGAGGATAAAAGAAAAGGTCCTAATACAACAGGAATTGTATATCCTATTAAAGAACCTGCCATACCAGAACAACCTAGCTACTCTTGTATAATCAAAGAAGATTTTCAAGATAATAAAGAGGTTGCTTATATAGCTTGTGGAGAGTATAATCTAGTATCTAAAAAAGGTGATGATGTAGAGTATAGTTTAGAAAACTCTTATACAGTTGTACTTAGAGATGATACAGATATTACTGATATCACATCAGCTATGAAACTTTGTGGTATAAAATCTAAAAAGAAAACCTATATAGTCTCTGATAGAAAAGAGCTACATAAAAGAATGTTAATGGTAGATTCTTTATCTTTTACTCCTAAGTTTAATATAGATAGTAGGCTTACAAAGGTTAAGCTATGAGATATAAACAGTGTGTAATAGATATAGAAACACCAATGTTTAAATCCTTACTATCAGAGATACAAAAGATATATTGTATATCTGTTAAAGTAGATGATGAACCTACTAAATGTTTTACATATCTATACCATAAAGATAGTGATGGAAACCTAGAAGCAGCATTAAGGTTAATTAATAGTTGTGAGTATGTAATAGGTCATAACATTATTAAATTTGATATACCTGTTATAGAAAATATAGTAGGCAAGGTTTTACCAAAAAGAGTTGATACATTAATTGATTCTAAACTAATGTATCCAAATGAAGTCTTAATAGCTATGGATAGATTAGTTAAAAACTATCCTCCAAATTTGCTTGGAAGTTATAGCTTAAAAGCCTTTGGTTATAGATTAGGTTTTAATAAGATTGAGTATGAAGATTTTACTAATCTCAATAGCGATATGATTGAATATTGTAAAAGAGATGTGGATCTAACATATGCAGTCTATAATAGACTAATTAGCAAAGATAACTATCCTAATGAGAATGTAAGAGAAGTAGAGTATCACTTTGCTAAATGTATTAGTGATCAACAAGAGTATGGATTTTACTTTGATTATGATAGAGCTATAAACTATGCCACTAGTTTAAAGATTAATAAACTAAGAATAGAACATAAGTTTAAAATGTTATTCAAACCTATCTTAATAAAAGATGGTGATGTAATTACTCCATCTAGAGAGACTAGAAGAAAGCTCTATATACCTACTAGGTTAGATCCTTTTAGAAATATTAGAGCTAAGAAGTATCAATTACAAATTGATAAAAAAGGTAAATGGAAATTTCCTAAGAAATCTACTAAATGGTTTGATAAACCTCACAAGCTTACATATCAGATAACTAGTGGTCCATATCAAAAGATTAAATTACAAACCTTTAACCCTGGTAGTAGATCTCAAGTTATAGATAGAATTGTAAAAGAGTATGGTTGGAAACCTACTAACTATACTGAAAAAGGAGCTGCAAAGCTTGAATTTGAATAAGGAGTAACAGATGAAATATATGTATGAACTAGATTACAACGATCTTGATATTGATAAAGAAAAGTTCATGGCTAACTTAGAAGAGCTTCATTATAAAGAGCCTAGAAATTATTACTACTCACTAGAAGCAATCTTTAAAAGATTAGGTGATCTAGATGATGGAGAGAATATAGCAAGTATCCTTGATGAGTGTAAGCTAATCTATGAAAATGGTATTGAGTGTGGATATGGTAAGTTTGTATTTTTTAGTGATACAAAACAGTTCTTTTGTGAGAATAAAGAGGTTATATTAGAGTATCTAGATTATATAGCAGATGGTATTTCAGATACAGAAGGTTACTCACTAGTGGATTTTATATGTGAGTATAAGGAAGGTAAAAAGTACTTAGAAGATTTTATCTATGATCCAGAAGAAAATTGTGGTAGCTTATATAATCTACTTGTTTGGATATATGTTCAATTTATGATTGACTCTTTAATGGAAGAAGACTCTGAAGAATTACTTAAAGGAGCTATAAAATGATAATGGATATAGACTTTTCAGAATACGAAATTGATAAAGAAGGATTTATCAAAGAATTAGAAGATAGAGGATACTCTACTGTTAGAGAGATATTTGATTACCTAGGTGATGATATAGAAGAGATTTTATGGCATTGTAGAGATATTACAAAGCATGGTATAGAGTCAGGATTTGGTAATTTCATCTATTATAGTGATACTGTAAAATTTTATAAAGATAATGCAAAAGAGATATTAAATCATCTAAAAGAGCTAGCTGGCTTTATGTATGATGATGAAGATACTTCATTAATCACATATCTTTATGAAAATGAAGTTTATAAGATATATTTAGAAGAGATGTTACTTGGAAATCCTGATAGACTATATAATCACTTTACATGGATGTATGTTCAAGACATTATTACTGGGATAATGGGAGAGATGGATTATGTCTTATTAGATTATGCTACTTCTAAAGATGAAGATGATGATGAATAATACACTTTCTTTAATATCAGATATAGCAGCTGGTACTTTATTAGTAGGTATTATTCTATATTGGATATTTTCATGATTAGGAGAGATAAGATGAAAAAGATACCACTATTTAGATTAGCAGAGATTATGGATTTCTGGAGTGGAGCTAATCAAGGTGATTATTATCCTTCTGATATAGAAGAGCTATTAAGCGAAGTCCAAGAGTATGATTTTACAGATGTAAAAGATAATCTTATTACTTCTTTAAAAAGTTTTATGGACTATGAGAAAAAGTTAGAACTACAAAATAAGTAAAGGAGAACAAATGAAAGAAATACCTTTAGAAGAATTAGAAGCACTGATAAATAGATTGTACCATGCTGAGAGAGGAGAAATTAGTACTCTGACTATAGGAATTACTATAGACTGCATAGAAGAGTACGATTTCACAAACATAAAAGAGAGACTTCTTCAAAGGTTTCAAGCTGTATTTGATGAACAAAACAGACTAGGACAAATATAAGCTAGATGAAAGGAGAGTAAATGATTGATTTTATACTTTTATTAATAGCTATCTATATAGGATATAGGTTAGCTAAAAAGGTAATGAAGTGAGTTTAGAAGAAGTCTTAAATCTAGTTAAAGATTATCTAAAGATAAGTAAAGATTTATCTATGTTATTAGAGGGTAAAGGTAGTTTTATAAACTGCTATAACCCTACAACCCATAGAGTTCATGGTAAAGTAGATACTCTGGGGGCAGTAACTCAAAGATGTACTCATAATTCTCCTAACATAACTCAACTACCTAAAACTAGAGAGTTTAGAGAGCTTCTTACAGTCCCTGATGGTAAGGTATTAATAGATGTCGATGCTGGAGCATTGGAACTTGTAACACTAGGACACTACTTAGGCAAATTTGATAATTATGAATTTGCTAAGATTGTTGATAGTGGAGATAAATCTAAAGGTACAGATATTCATACTATCAATCAAAAAAGAGTAGGACTAGCTACTAGAGACCTAGCTAAAACATTTATATACTCAGTTGTCTATGGAGCTGGTAATACTAAAATTGGTGATTCTCTATGGACTGAAGGTCAAGAAGTCAAATATACTGCTAAAGAGTATCAAGAAGCTAAAGAAGCAGTAGATAAAAGAGTCATATATCTAGAAGGTAAAAAGTTCTTCCCAATAGCTAAAGGGACTCTAACTCCTTATAGCGAAGAACTAATCTTAAAAACCATATTTGGAACACAAGTATCCATAGCTTTTAGAGATAATACTAAAGGTTATAGAGAACTTTGTGAATGGGCTATCTCTTCAGTTAATAACAACTATATATCTGCTTTAGATGGTAGAAAGTTATATCTTAGATCAGCTCATAAAGCTCTTAATCTATATCTACAATCAGCTGGAGCTATCTATATGAAATATCTATTATGCCATATAGATAATCAACTAAGAGAGAAATATCAATATGGTAAAGAATTTGGTTATGTTGCAAATATCCACGATGCGATTAATATAGAGTGTAATCCTGACATAGCTAATGATATATGTGAAATATTATCTCAATCTTTCTTAGATACTTCATACAATCTAGGATTTAAATATCCAGTTTATGGAGAACCTAAAATTGGTAAAAACCAATATGAAACACATTAAGGATCTAATATGTATTACCCAAGTTGTGATGATGAAGCTATGATGTATTATTACTACAAGCTTGAAGAAGAACAGCAAAAACATATACAAAAAAGAAAATTTATATACCAAATTTTAAAACATATAAAGGATAGAAAATGCAAACAATTCCAGGAGAAGAGATTATTAGCAAGTTAGAGCCTCTAGTAGATCTATTAGAAGAGTATATGATTTCAGATATATTAACTCAAGAAGTAGGATATACAAAGGCTGATTTAGAAGCTCTAGCTTCATATCTAGATGAGTTAGCTTCAGAAGCTATTAATGCAAGAAAAACTTGTGTAATATTGTTAAAGGATTTTGAATGATAGAAAACAATGATTTAAATGAGGAGTAAGTATGTATGGAATAGACTTAGATATATACAAAGTATATAATGATGTAGATATTTTAGATTTAATGCTAAGACAAGATGAGATATGGGATTATCTATTATCTACTCCACAATTTGAAGAGTATCTGCAAGATTTAGCTAAATCTTTTGATTCAGATTTAGAAGAAGCAAAAGAGTATTTTGAAGATAACTCTTGGTCTAAGATGAAAGGATTTGTATTAGAAAACAAAGATATCCAAGAGTATTTAAATAAAAATCTAACTATAGATTTTCATAAACTAAGATTTAGATTATTAAAGGAGTCATCATAGATATATTTTTATATTTAATTCTACAAATAAATTTACCTTCTAAACCTCATCACTTATCAGAGTTTAAAACAATCTATACAAATATGCAGAATAAAAACATAGCAAAAGCTATATATACATATCAAGCTAGTAAAGCTTACAATATAGATTCTAAACTTCTTACAACTTTGATAAATTCAGAATCAAGCTATAAAGCAAATTCTAAACATAGCTTAGATTATGTATCAGGTCTAGCTGGTATAAATAGTAGATATTGGGATATCCCTAATAAGAGTATTAAAGAACAGATATTTGCTGGAGCTTATGTTCTTAGATACTATCTAAATAGATATAAAGGAGATACTCTAAAAGCTTTAACTGCCTATAAAGGTATTAGTAACCTAGGTAGAAGACAAGCTAAAGCTGTTTATAATAAATACTTAAAAATATCTTAAAGGAGAGTAAATGAACACCAATCTCACACTTATAGGAGGAGTTCTAACTGCAATAACATTAGCTCTATTTGTATTTGAAGCAGTAGTATTAATGGATAGTCTTGCATATCTATATTTTAAATAGAAAGGAAAAGTCTTAATGAGTAGTACATTAGAACTTCTAGAGACAGAACTTAAATCTAGAGGAGTATTTTCTACTCCACTACCTAGATTTATTACTGAACTAGCTGATTCTATCCCCAATTCTAAATTAGACCCTAAGATGAAACTAACAATAGCAGTAAGTGAGTTAATTTTATTTGCTTCTGAATTTAGAAGAAATATCAAACATTGGAATAACTCACTAATCCCAATTAATGCTATTACCTTTTGTATCAGTGCTAGTGGTACTGGTAAAGATAGTAGTATTAATGCTATGAGAAAGAATTTCTTAGATGGTTATGAAGTAATCAATGCTTTAAGAGTAGATAAAGCTAAATCCCTAGCTAAATCAATAGCTAAATCTAAAGGTCTAGCTATGTCTGATAGTCCTGATGTATATGAGAAATTCTATGAAAAACCTATGCCACTATTTGTAGCTCCATCAACTAATGAAGGATTTATTCAATATCTAAATGAACTAGATAGAAGTGGTATAGGCTCAGGATTTATATTATCAGGTGAATTTGGAGCTGAACTGCTTACTAGCCCTACTATCATAGCTAATCTTCAGTTATTGGCTGAGTTATATGATGAAGGTAAGAAAGAAGTTAAAGTTCTAAAAGATAAAGAGAAACAGAGTGATGAGATAAAGAATCTGCCAGTATCTGCTTTATTTATGGGAAGTCCAGAGAATATCTTATTTGATGAAGCAGTTAAGAAGAAATTCAAAACTGAATTTACCACTAAACTAGCTAGAAGAAGTTTTTTTAATTTTAATTACTTTGAGATTGAAGAACCATCTTATCAAAACATCTCAGAACTATTAAAAGCTGAAATAGCTATGGAGGATAAAGCTAGAGATTTAAATGAGAAGTATAAAAAAGAGTTTGAAAATTTAGCTCTAGAGCAGATTAAAAAGGTTGGAGTACCTTTAGAAGTAGATAAGGAAACTAGAGAGTTAGTTATCTTATATAAGAAATATAATGCAGAAAAAGCTGCCTTAGTTAATAGACAATACCCAATTACTCAATTAGTAATTATGCATTTATACTGGAAAGCTTTAAAACTTGCTGGAGCTTTAGCTCTTATAAAGAATAAAGACAGCATAGGAGTTACAGAGTATAAAGAGGCAATAGCTTTTACAGAACTCTTAAATGAAGATATGAAAAACTTTGAAATGGAGTTAGTAAAAGACCCTTATGAACTCTTTGTAGGATTTTGTCAAACAATACTTCAAGATAATAGATGTTTTATAGATACTCATACTTTAAAGAAGATGGGATATATCACATCTACATCAAACACTAGTAGTAAGTTAAAAGACCTAGCTAGTTTAGCTAGTAGTTATGACCCTACTGGTGTTTATAAGGTAACTGATACAGGTATAGAATATACTAAGCTAGTTAAAACTTCTGATAGTGGAGTAAGCTATGTAGAAGTATCAGGAAGTAAAGATGATAGAAAGATAGCTTGTTCAAAGAACTTTAACTATGCTGTAGTAGAGTTTAAAACTCTAGCAAGAATGTTATCAAAAGATTTTGCTTATTCTCCATTTAAATTTAAAAATGGAGCAAGAAATAAAGCAAACATTGAAGGTGGAGTTAAATGGATAGCTCTTGATATAGATGATAGTTTATATACAGATCATCAAATGCATGAAATCTTACAAGATTATAATCATCATATAGCAAGAACTAGTGATCCAAATAACCCTTATAAATTTAGAATCTTATTAGAATTAGATTCTATGGTAGATCTAGGTGATAAAGAGTATAAAGCCTTTATAAAATCTATTGCTGATTATCTAGGATTAAAAGTAGATCTTTTACCTAAGAGTCAGATATATTTCTCATACTCTGGTAGAGAAGTATTATCAGTTATAGATAAATATCCATTAGATACTAAAGATCATATTATGATAGCTTATGATAAGAGTTATAACTCTTCTTCTACAGAAGTCATAGATAAATACACAAGCAAACAGAAAAAAGCTTTAATAGATGATCCATTAAATACCTTCTCATATGCTTTTGAAGCTCCTGAAGGAAAAGGTAGTGTAAGCCTATATAGAGCTGCTAAACATGCTAAAGATTTAGGTATGAGTAAAGAAGAAGTGATTAATCTAGTCAGAGACATTAACTCTTATTGGGTAAGACCAATGGATATAACAAGATTAGAAAATACTTTAATCAACCAGATAGAAGGATGGAGTTTTTAAATGTTAAATAAAGAGCAGCAAGAGATAGTAAATGCTGTACTAAAAGGTGATAAGAGAATCTATATGCTTAATGGAGCAGCAGGAACTGGAAAGAGCTTTACTTTAAAATATATTATAGATAGCTATCCAGGGTCTATACTTCTAACTGCTACAACTAACAAAGCTAAAGACTTACTAACTTCTAGTACAAAGAGTGAGTGTATCACTACTCATAATGCCTTAGGTTTCAAGATGGTTAGAAATGGTTTAGAAGAGTATCTATGTAAAGTAAGAGACCCTCTAACGGCTGACCTTTTAATTATTGATGAATACTCAATGTTACCTAAAGCTCTATGGGATAGTGCTGTTAATGGTGAGTATAAAAAGATACTCTTAGTTGGAGATGAAGCTCAATTACCTGCTATTGGTCTTAGAGCTAATATTACTCCTGAAGTTAAAGTTACTTTAACTAAGCAGATGAGACAAAGCTCAAATAAGAAGCTAGAAGATTTTATGGGCAATCTAAGAGAGGCTATAGATACTAAAAGATATATAGATATATCTACTCTAGCTCTACCTAGTTGTATTCATTTATATACACAACATAAGTACTTTTGTAAAGCTTATACAGATTGTAAAGATGATAAAAGAATTCTAGCTTACTCAAATAGAGTTGTAGATTCATATAACTCTAATATCAATTATAAAAAAGGTAAGTATAGTGTTGGAGATCTACTTATTCTAAATAAACCATTAGGACACTTAACTAATGGATCTATAGTAGAAGTTGTAGGAGTAGTAGAGCATGATAAATACTTTGAACTAGAAGTAGATTTAACAACCACTACTAGAAAGATTAAAGTATTTAAAACACTTGCAGCTGAATATACATATATAGACCCTAGTATTATGAGTCCAGAAGAATATTGGAGAAGAGCTGATGAAGTATATAAACCAAAACATTTATACTCTTGTACTATCCATAAATCTCAAGGACAAAGTATCAAATCAGTATTTATAGATCTAACAGATATAAAATCAGCTCTAACAAGAAAACCAACTAGGTTTAATAATTACAATAAACCTATTAATGTTCAAGACTATATGAAACTTCTTTATGTAGCTATCTCTAGAATGCAAAAAGAAGCTCATATATTCATAGGAGATAAAAGAGATTATCAGAAATTAAGGACAAAGTAATGAACATAACAGAGAATGAAAAAAGGTATTTGCAGATGAAGTATGAAGCATATCAAAGAGTAGCTCAAGATATGGGTAATGCTTTTATCCAAAGACTTGGAGACCTATTTCAAGCTATCCAAGAAAATAGAGATTTAACTCCATATGTCAAAAGAGTTATAAATCCATTTGAAGAAGATGAGTTACCTACTCAAAAAGAGAGTGAGCCTGTAATAGAAGCTAAAGAGGTTAAACCTAAAGCTGTTAAATGGACTAAGGTCTATGAAGAAGCCCTACTCCATGCTAGTAAAGATAGCACTTCAAATAAAAGAAGAACATTAGAGTATCTAGAACAGACTTTACCATTTAGCAAAGCTGCTATTAAAAGGAAAGCTTATAGATTAGGTTTAAAATGGAAGAAAGGAAAATTAGTGGATGCAAAAGCTTAAACCTTTAGATTATAAAGAAAACTATACAGATATCGTGCCTCAAGACTCTTTTAGAATCTCACCATCTATGATATCTAAATTCTCAGATAAGAAATGGGAATGGTATAGGTCTCAAGTATTAGGTGAGACTATTTTTGAAGGAAGTACTTCAACAGTGCTAGGGACAATTATCCATAGAATAGCTGAAGTATGTACTAAGCTAAAAACCAATGAAGAAAGAGAGGTATTAAGAACAGAAATTCCAAATTATATTGAAAGTTTTTCTAATAATCCAGAGATAGATATTGCCCATATTAAAGAACAATATAAACCTATGGGTAATGCTCTACTGGACTATTTAAACATCTGGGGATATCCAGAGAGAAGTGAAGAAACCATAGCTTATAAGGTTTGTGATGGTGTATATGCTGCAGGTACTGCTGATGCTGTTATAGGTAATACTTTAATAGATTATAAAACTACATCAAATCAAAATGTATCTGAATACTATATGCCTCAAAACTATAAAGTCCAACTTCTAACTTATGCTTGGATATATAGAAAGCTAGGTGTAGATATTCAAAATATTAGAATTGTTTGGATTACAAATAATATAGTAGGAAGAGTATCAGAAAAGACTGGTAAGCCTTTAAAAGATTATCCATCTAAAGTAATCCCTGTAACTCAGGTAATTACAAGTGAAGATATGGAGTTTATAGAGAGTTATCTAAAACTAATAGCTGAAACTTATCTTAAAGCTAAAGAGTGTCCAGAACTAACTTATCTATTATTTTCAGATTACAGATTAAAAGGAGAATTATGTCATCAATAAAGCTACTAGTATCAGCTTATGAAAGTAGTGGTAAATCCACATTAACATCTACAATTAAAGATGCTTTAGTTATTAATTTCGATAGAAAGGAGTATGGTTTCAATGTACCTCATGCAAACTTTACAAACTATGAAGGTATGGGTTCAGTCATTAATTTTATCAATGAGAAAATTAAAAAGTATAAAGAAGCTTTTGGAACTCTTCCGAAAGTAGTTGTATTAGATACTGTTACACAGCTATATTCAGCTATGGCTAGATATAATGGTAATAAATATACAGGATTTAATATCCACTCTCAAAACAACTCTGATACATTAGATTTTAACTCTTATGTTGAAGATATCTTAATTAAAAATGGTATTAGTGTAGTTATTGTAGCTCACACTACAGTTGATTCTGATAGTGGCAGGCATGTCATACCAGCTTCAGGACAATTTAGCAAAGCTGGAAGTTGGTTATCAGTAGTTAATGATGCTATATTTATAGAAAAAGCCACTGGAAAATTAGTTGTCCATTTTAGAGGATTTAAGTTCCCAACAAGAACTACTTTAAAAGATACTCCTGATAAGATGGATATTGAAAATTTTGATATCAATGAATATATTGATAAATTAATCAATTCTAAAAACGAAGCTGATAAATTCGTTCTTTAATCAAACAAATTCAAAAATAAATAAACAAATAAATTCAATACAAAGGAAATAAAAATGTCAATGTTTTTTACTGTAAAAAGAGATATAGATTCTGTGAAAGAAGCTACAGGTGATTATATTAATACATCAGGTATCTATGATGTGATTATCAAATTCGTATCAGTTAATAGAAATGTTAATGGTTCTATATCTTTAGATTTTAATTGTGAGTATAAAGGTACTCCAGTAACAATCTATGGTCTAAGACTTACAAACAATGATGGTAGTGAGAATTTTCAAGCTAAGCTATTTAATAAACTATTAGTAATAGCAGGACTTGATGGTGTATCAGAACCTACAATTGAATCTCATGTAGTAGGTAAAGATAAAGCTCCTAAAGAGTTCTCAGTTATCACTGAACTTAGTGACCTAGCTGTAAAAGTTAGAATTCAATACAGTTATAGCTTATATGAAGGTAAGATAATTGAAAGAAGAGAGATTAAGAACTTCTATAGAGAGAGTGATGGAGCTGTAGCTAGTGAAATTCTACTTGATAGTGGATTTGGTACTCAACTAGAAAAAGATAAGAAATATGCTGCTAATATCACATACAATGATGGATTAACTGCTGAGACAATAGCTCAGTGGAAAGCAGATAAGAAAGCTGGGATAAATACAACTCCAGTCAATACTACCTCAGCTATGAATAATGCAGATCCATTTTAATGGTTGAATCTTGGTTCATAGGTATAGATCCAGGTAAGAGTGGAGCTATGGCTGTAGTTAGGAAAGATAAGACAACAGATATCTATGATTTTGATTTAGATCTCTATATTGAGATATTAAAAGATATCAAAGAGGTATCTAATATAATCTCTATATATTTAGGAGTAGAGAAAGTCCATTCTATGCCTAATCAAGGAGTTAGCTCTACATTTACATTTGGACAAAGACTTGGAGAGATTGAAGGAGTATTAAAAACTATAGGGTTTAAATATGAATTAATCCCTCCTCAAGTATGGCAAAAGAGTTGTGGTATTCCACCAAAATCAGATAAAAAAGTTATAGCAAGTATCATCTCTTCTTATTTTCCTCTAGCTAACCTAAATGGACCTAGAGGAGGATTAAAAGATGGTAGAAGTGATGCCTTAGGTATAGCTTATTACTTAAAACAAAAACACAAGGAGAATATTAATGGCTGATATAAGAAATCTTGCAAATCGTGTATATGAAAAAGATACTAGGGTAAAACATTTCTTATGTAAATATGAATTTCAAGATCTTGTAAAAAGTATATTTGAAGAGATAAAAGAGATAACCTTAAAAGAAGGAGATACATTATATATAGGTAATCTTGGAAAATTCTATCTTAAGAATCGTAAAGGTGTAACTCCTTTTAATAAAAAACCATACGATACAACTACTTTAGATTTAAAACTTTACAAAAGATTTAGAATAAAAAAATAAAGGTTAATCATGATAAACCCAAATAGTTTAAAAATATACCAAGAGACATATTTTTTACCTAATGAAGATTATGCTTCTTGGGTAGATAGAATGACTATTGATCGTATCCATACTGGTAAAACTATAGACCCTTTAGGTACAGATTTAGAATTCTTAAAAAGAATGAAAAAGTATATAACAAATCAATGGTTTCACCCAGCTACTCCAATAGCTTCTAACTTAGGTAGTAATAGAGGACTACCTATTAGTTGTTTTGTAAGAGAGATAGAAGATTCTAAAGAAGGAATATTCTTTGCCTTTAATGAAGCTTTCTATCTAGGTAGTGAAGGAACAGGAATAGGAACACTCTGGTCTGATGTAAGACCAGTAGGTTCTCCTATTGCTAATGGTGTAAAAGGAAGTAGTAGTGGTATTATCCCATTTATTGCTATTAGTGATAGAGCTACATTAGCTGTATCTCAAGGAGGTATTAGAAGAGCTGCTGAAGCTGTATATTTAGATATCTCTCATCCTGAAATTGAAGAGTTTATAAATATTAGAAAACCTGATAGAGAACAAAATAGAAGTTGTCCTAATATCCATCATGCTGTAATCATTACTGATGAGTTTATGAAAGCAGTAGAGTCTAGAAGTATGTTTAATCTAATAGACCCTAAAACTAAACAAGTAGTAAAAGAGATAGATGCTTTTAAACTCTTTTGTTCTATCTTAGATGTTAGAACTAGATTTCAAGGAGAACCATATCTATTCTTTAAAGATAATGCTAACAAAAATAGATCTAAACTTTATAAAGATACTAATAAAGAGATTAGATTATCTAACCTATGTACAGAGATAAATTTACATACAGACTATGATAAATCTAATGTATGTTGCTTAGGTTCAATTAATCTAGAAAAGTTTGATGAATTCAGTAACGAATTCGAACAACTCGTTAAAGACTCTTTAAGATATCTAGACCATATCTTAGATTGTTTTGTAATTAGAGTATTAGGATTTGAAAATGGTAAAGAAGAAGCCTTTACTAGAGCTTTAAAAGGTATTAAAGAGGATAGACCACTGGGTCTAGGAGTTATGGGATTTCATAGTTTATTACAAAAACATTCTATAGCCTTTGAAGATTTAAATGCTAGTGCTTTTAATGATATTATATTTAATAGAATGAATGAAGCAGTTAAAGCTTATGAGAAAGAGTGTAAAGAAGATAGGTATCTTCCACCTTGTAAATTAACTTCACAAGAGAATTATTATAGAAATGCTACTCATATAGCTATAGCTCCTACTATGTCTATATCTAATCTATGTAATTTTACATCTCAAGGTATAGAACCATTTATGTCTAACTTTTATACTAAAAAGTTAAAACAAGGAAGTTTTCAAATTAAAAATCCTTACTTAGATAAAGTATTAAAAGATATAGCTAAAGAGAATGGTTATACAGATACTTGGGTAGAAGATAGATGGAGAGATATAGTAAATGATGGTGGATCAGTTCAAAATCTAGATTGTTTAGATGAACATCAAAAAAGAGTATTTAAAACAGCATTTGAGATAAATCAATTCTCAATTATCACCCTAGCTGCTAGAAGACAAAAGTATATAGACCAAGGACAATCAGTAAATCTATTCTTTAGAGCTGGTGAGAGTGTTAAGTATATCTATGATGTACATTTAAAAGCTTGGCAAAGAGGTCTTAATGCTTTGTATTATCAAAGAAGCTTAGCTGAATCTAGAGTTAAATCATCTAATACTAGACAGGTAATAGAAGTTAAAGAGTGTGAGGTATGTCAATGAGTTTGGTTACTAGATATGGATTACCATTATATAAAACTAAAGAAGGTTTTAGATATCCCAAAGCTTTAGAGTTTTGGGATACTCATGATAAGATGGTATGGCATAAACATGAGGTTAGCTTAGGTGAAGATGTAAAACATTTTCACCAAGCTTCACAAGAAGAAAAAGAGTTTATTATAAATATTCTTAGACTATTTACTCAAAATGATACTCAAGCTACTAGTGGTTATACTACTATGCTTAGAATCTTTAAACCATTTGAAGTAACAGCAATGTTAGCTAGTTTCTTAGATAGAGAGATTACTCATGTTCAAGCCTATGCTAATCTAACTGATACATTAGGTTTAGGAGATCAGGTATATACTGAATTCTTAGAAATACCAGTTATGGAAAATAAGATATCTTATCTAGAAAAAGCTAAGGTTAAAAAGTATGAAGAGTATAAAGCCTTAGGTATGACTGATGTAGAAGTAGATAGAGAGTATAGGAGAAGTATAGCTAGAATGTTAGCTGTATATGCTTCAGGACTTGAATCAGTAGAGCTTATGGCTCAATTTGCTATGTTACTTACATATCAAGAACAAGGTAAATATCCAGGTATGTGCGATACTGTTATATGGTCTATAAAAGATGAACAGATACATGTACTTGGTAACTCTTGGTTATTTAGAGAATTTATAAAAGAGAATCCTGATATATGGGACGATTCTTTAAAATTTGATATCTATCAAGCTATGAGAGAAATTGTAGCAGGAGAAGATTCTTTACTTGAGTATCTTAATCCTCCTCACCTAGATAAAGAGCTATTTAAACAATATGTTAGACATAGAGCTGACTTTGCTTTAAAAGAGATAGGAATGAAACCTAACTGGGGAGTAGAGATAAATCCATTACCATATATGGATACAGTTACTGCTCCAGTACTGGCTGATTTCTTTAGTTCTAGAGTTACAGAGTATTCTACAAATTTAAATGGCTCTTGGGAAGACTTAAGGTAAGAGGTTAGCAGATGGAATCCATTTTTTTATCACTTATTTTCACAGCTTTTAATGTGCTTACTGTATTGTGTGTTACAGCTGTAATTATATCTACACTAATTAATTATAGAAATCCTAAAGGAGATAAAGATGAGAATAGAACAAACATTAGACGAAAGAAGAGAAACTCATGGAGATTTTGGCAGAGTAGCTAAACTCCATGTAGAACTAATAGAGTGTTTTAGAACACACTCTACTAACACTTGGGAAGTAGATTATATTGAAACTCAAATGGTAGCTTTAGATATGATACTACATAAAATAGCTAGGATAGGCTCAGGAAAGGTTGATGAAATAGACCATTGGAGAGATATTGCAGGATATGCTACTTTAGTTGTTAAAGAGTTAGAAAAACAACGAGGATTAGAAGGAATTCAAAATGTTGAATAAAAAATCATTTAAAAATTACTTAGGTAGTATCCTAAGTAATTTTGGAAAAGTCGATTATAGTGGAGATGACTATATAACATTTCAAAGTGGTCCATATAAAATGGATATTTCTTTTAAAGGAGTGGTTTTTAAGGATAAAAAGATAATCCTTAATGTAAGAACAGGTAATACATTTTATTGTAAAAATAAAAATAAAAATAAAAATAAAAATAAAAATAAAGAACGAATTGTTCATTATGGTCACTATTTAGTGTATGAAATAGGTATATTAAAAGGTAATAAGATATATATTACTAGTGGTCTTTTAGAACCAGCAAAAGAAGTAATGGATATTATCCATTACTTAGAAGTAAATAAAGTTAAAAAATAAATAAAATAATGTCTAAAAGGGAACAAATGAAACATTTTGTATTTTTAGTCGTAATATTTTCATTTGGGTATGGCTTTACTTTTGTTAGTCCGAATGTTATTAGACATGGTTTGTGTGATAATGAATGTAATCAAATAGCTTCTAATAAAGCACGACAAGAAGGTAAAGATTTTAATAGAGAATATTTCAATAAATGCGTGGATGCTTGTATGAAATATCAAGATTATCATAATTTAAAATAAAGGAGAAGTAAATGAAACTAGATAAATTACAGTTACACCCTGCTCCAATAAGTGATGCTATTTTCTTAGGTGAAATTAAAAATCATATGTATGTTAATAAAATAGATTTCACTCAACAATTTTATCTATGTTTAGCTGAAATGTGTGTAAAACAGCTAAGCAAAACTGATGATAGTGAAATTACATTCTCAGCAGAAATCGAAAATGGATTGGTCGTAGAGATTAAAGCATGTATCAAAAAGGAAGAAGATGAGACTTCATCAACACCCAATATATGAAGATTATTTTTACAATGAAGATACTCATGAGATATATTGTGAGTATCTAGATCAAATTATCCAACCATCACTTCATAGTAGTGGTTATTATGTATTTATGGTTGAAGACTTTGTAGAATCTACAAAGAAAAGTTATAGACTCCATAGATTTATTATGGAGTGTCTATTAGGTAGAGAGATTAAAGAAGGTTATGTAATAAACCATATTGATGGTGATAAAGGAAATAACCTACCTTCTAATTTAGAAGAAGTTACTATCTCTAGAAATACTAAACATGCTTATGAGAATAACTTAGCTAAAGCTAAGAAAGGTTCAGATAATACTCAATCTAAACTTACTCAAAAAGATGTAGAAAAGATTTTTGAGTTAAGAAGAGATGGAGAGAAAGTATCTTCAATAGCTGTTATGTTCGAAATTAGTCCTAAAACTGTATATGCTATTTTAGGAAAGAAAAGATGGAAACATCTAGATAAATAGTTTTATCTAAATTTTACTTAATTTAGTATAATTGATTAAAAATCAAAGGATGTAAAATGAAAACATATGTTTTAAATGAATTAAAACAACTAACTATTATCACTGGTGATAGTTTTAGTGGTAAAACAGATTTGCTAAATGAAATATCAAAAGAAACATGTGAATATTCAAAATTCATTAATTTCGATACAGAAGTAGAAATTGAAATTACTGAAGAATTCAAACACTGGTTTAAATTTATTTTTGGAGTAGATTTTACACAATCTTCAAAAATCAGTTATGCTTTGAAAATTCTTAGTATTGGTTTAAGTTGTAAGAAAGGTAAATTATTCATCGTTGAAAATCCAGAAACTAATCTACATCCAAGAGCTATTTCAAAAATGGGAAAATTCTTCACCTTTCTAGCTAATAATGGTGTAAAAGTATTAATTGAAACAAACTCAAGGGATATCGTAAATAGCATTTGTTACGAAGCTTATTTAAAAAACATTAATAATTGTGATGTTGTTTTTTATAATAAAACTAAAGATAATATTGTTAAAATCAATATTAATGAAAATGGAAAATTCGTTAATAATAAATACCAATTAGTAAAATATCCAAGTGGATTTTTCGATGCTAACACTGAAGAATTATGGACTTTACTTTAG